CAGAATGGATTTAAACAGTTACATTTAGGTTCTCCTAAAGTTTGGGATATATGCACCGGATACCAAACCTTTGCTTTAGTCTCCGTATCAATGCCATGAAACCAGACTTTCCCATTGTCTACAGTCTCAAAGGAAGTGATTTCAGCCTTCTTTATGTTTCCTCTCGTATTACGATAGGAAACTATATCTCCAATCTTAAAATTGTTCATTTCTCTTTTTGTTTTACGCCAGTTCAACTATCACTCTTTCGAATGTTATATAATCCCGAATTTTTGAAATCGTGCCATCCTTCTTTGCTTTCATCAGAATTGGAACAACCTCTTTACACCGTATTTCGTAGCCAGTTACGTAAGAGTATCTTTTCGCTTCTGGGAATGTAACTTTCTCACGAGTGAGTAACACCATTCCTGTATGTGCAGGAGTAGTGATACAAACTTTACTCCCAATAGGGAACTTTTGATTAGAAGATATGTATTCATCTTCCAAGTCTTTTAATTTTTGTTTCCAGCTATCAATCTCTGATTGAATTTCTGTCTTTCTTGTTTCAAAATATGATTTATCCATTTCTGTATTGTTATGAAGGTTATTTAATTCTTTGCAATCTATCAATCTCGGCAGCAATGAGTGCACCAGCTTTTGCTAACTCTCTTATCCGATCATCAGGCGTAGGCTTCCACCATTCGGGAGAAAATGGGAACATGATAGGTACATCGGTAGAATAAGCATAACCACCATAATCATCTCTACAAAATGTAGGGATAGCATAAGTTGCACCCGCTAAAGCTAGTTGCTCGCTTGTGTATAAATCATCTTTTTCCGATGTCCAACCTTCAACTTCAATTTGTCTTTTACGTTCTTCTGCTATAATTTCGGCTCCACTTTTCATAATTTACTCCTTATTATTTAACGTTTTACTTATAGGGCTCCATAATTCCTTTATATAGTCCCAATATTCTTTCAAATATTTCTTTATTGAATCAGCGTCCTTATCTTTCACTTCATCTACAATACATATTACAAATTTACCCTTTCTTTGTTGCATATAAAATAATTCAGCATAATACTTGTTTGTTTCTTCATTTTCTTTAATGTCAAATCTAAAGAGTAAATTTAAGTCTTTATCTAGATCACCCATTTCAACCACAAAATCATCCCATGTAGGGAAATGATATGTCTCTTTTAGAGAATAATAATTGGTATTACTGCAATAATAGCTATGTTCTACCGCTAAATCTTTTATTTCCATATTTTATTTAAATTCAATTTCTTTTATTATATATCTTGTACTTTAAGAACTTCATCTAATCTAGATAACGTCTTTTCATATTCTTCTTCAGACTCATATTTAAAATATTTTAAGCCTCTACCATATTTTATTTCAATGGTATATAAACCACTCGCCATACCCTTGCTTCTTCCCTTGTATTCTACAATTTGAGAATCTTTTAATCTTTGATCTTGAATTCTAATCCACATATTCTTGATTGTTTTAAAATATTAATATTACTTTTTAGTAAGACCTGTAAGTATTGTGTATGCTCCCCAACATATAAGAGCGATTAAAAATGGCATATCATCCTCCTTTCGTATTATTAGTTAATTGTGTATTGGATAGCTCGCTGTAAGAGACCCTCAATTCTAACGTCTTTGGATATTTCATCTTTTGGTCTATAAATTCAATGACATAAAGATTATTTCCAACAATTCCAAACATGTCTTGAATTACAAAACATGTTTTATACACATACCTTTCGTCAGGATATTTCTTCTTGAAATACTTAAAAATTAATTCTTCCATTATGTTTCTTTTTCGTTTATAATTTCCCATCCTTCGTTAAAGCGTGCAGATATTAATGTGAGATATACACTAAATGAATTCAATATATAGCCTTCTTTATCAATAAATGCTCCGTTTACATATCGAAGGGATTTGGTTGCTGTATTACGCAAACATTCATGCGTCACTTCTTTTCCGTTCTCCATCGCTACTATTGCTTCATCTATATTCATTGCATTATCTTTTTTAAATTACGATACATTGCTGCTGCACGACTTGCATTATATTCTAGACCTGTTGATGTCTTGAATTTAAATTCATTCAATTCATCAGCTATTATCTGCCATGTTTCGCAAGATTTCGGTTCGGGATTATTCCTCATCCATTTTTGAATAAAAATCCAAAAGTGAATGTTATTAGGATTCTTGCGTGCGTTTTCTTTCTTTTTATCCACAGAAACAATTCTCATCCTTTCCATTACTTCTACTCTATTAGCTCCTGTATTCTTTCCCCACAATTCATCCGTTCCGCCTACAGCCTCATTCCTAGCTTTTCTAGCAGCAATTCCCATTTTCGTTCTTTGCCTGTTATTCTCTACTTCTATTTCTGCCGCTAAAGATAATGCAAATAATAATGCTTTTCCGCCTATTGATTTATTTTCTATAGTCGTTCCATCTTTGCATTGGATTAAAGTAATTTCTTTTTCTCCTGCATAACTTACTATGGAAAATAAATCATTCATGCTTCTTCCTAGACGGGAAAGCTCTGATATATAGATAGTAGACCCTTTCTCGCAAAGTTCTAATAGTTCATGTAGTTTTCTCTTTGTATGTTTAACCGTTCCTGATACTTTTTCCTGAATTGTATATAAATCGGTCGGTTCATTTATTCGTTCTAAATATTGATTTATACAATGCTGTTGCTGACAAAAATCCTGTTTATCTGTTGAGCAACGAATATATACTGCTTTCATTGTATTATATTGTAAATAAAACATTTTTACTCTTCATTACATATCTTGTATATATCTAAAGAATCACTTGTTTCGTCAAACGAAATAAAGTATTTATTATCTATTGTTTTCCTAAGAGATTTAAAAATACTTTCAATAACAATTTCCGTATATGACTCCTCCTCAAAATAGTCAATATATTTTTTTACAATATCATCTGCATCAATCTCATTATGAGAAAATTTATCATAAAGAATACGGCAATCGTCTCCTTCTACTGTTAGTAAATGTCTTGCTTTCATACTAATACCCTTTCTTTATTGCTTGATTAACAGTCATGATGCATGATATATTAGAAAAATATTCTTGCAAATTCATATTATCTCTATATCTTCTCATGTCCTTATAATTTTTAAAACCTTTTGCAATTAAAGGTTCATTCGCAAAGTTATTGATTTCTACTAGAACATGAGTATATCCGCTATTTTTATAATCTGTTGCTTTCATAATGTTTGTTTTTTATATTTATTAATCATTTATGTCATACCGAGATATTCCTCGTAATGTTAATTTAATTGACTCATCACTTCTTTGCGATGATTAATTCTCTTTTGTTCAATGAGCGAATAATATACTTTATTATTCATCGCACTACAAACAAGCTCTAATTTATTAGATAATACTGTTCTTTTTCTATTACTTTTCATATGTCAATTTCCTTTTAAATAATAACATTTCCTATAAAATATAGACTCAATAAAACTGCAATAAGTGATATTAAACCTATTATCATGTTTCTCCATTCACTTGTTGTCATCGTTTCATATTATTTCGTTCACTACAATATTTACAATTCCCTTTATGAGTAATCGATGTTACAGATAAACCAATCCCATATGTTTTTGATTTAACTAAGATATACTCACAATTTTCAATTTATATTACTTCATATTCTAGCACAGAATTGTTCGTTACGCTTGAACATGAGGATAAAAGAAGATATACGCAAAATAAAAATATATAATATGTTTTCATGTTATTCAATATATTTAAGCATTTCATTATTCCCTTTATAATACGACCTGTATCTATCCTTATATACATTCGCTATATGTTCGATATGGTCTCTAACGTCAGAAAAATTACTAAGACATAATACAAGAGTCTGTTCTGCTTCTTCAATACCTTCAACCATCGAAGGAGCATTCAACAAAGAAATATATACCATTTTATTTCTTTGATTGTAAACTAATTTAATACCTAAATCTTTACATCTTTCTGATAATATGTAAGCCTGTCGGTAAATAGGCTTATTTTTATAAATTGCTTCCATTTTATGTTTATTTATGGTTTTACTGCAAAAATTCCTATTGTAAAATATTCTCACATTGTCCTACCTTTGATTTCATCATCTTACATGCTTACGTTAATTATTTTCTTTATTACCAATCCTTTTGTTTGCTCGAATGTTTTCATCCATTCTGCTAGCTGACCGAAATCCATCTGATACAATTTTATAGTTCTGCTTCTCTTTGTGAATTCGCTATATAATCTAACCATGTAATTTGCTTTCATAATTCTATTCCTTATTTTAATATTTGTTCTACTCCGATTATGTATCCAAAATAGTTAAAGCAGTTATTTAATTTCGGGTCACATGATTTATAAACTTCGTCTACTATTTTAGAGAAACAGGGGTACGAGTCATTCGGAAATTCCAGTGATACTTTAACGGTTTTAGTCTTATTTACTCCCAGTGCTTTGAATTTCACTTTTACTGTAACCGTTTTCATATATTAAGCCTCCCTTACTCCTATTAATTCAACACAGCTTGCTTTACAATGCTTACGAGCTATTTCGAATGCCTTATTGATAGTTGTTGCTCTATAACATTGAGCGCCTCTCTCACCTTCGGAATTTCTAAATTCGATGATGTAAATTTTTTCTGTTTTCATAATCTTATATTTTTAATTGTTACTACTTGTTTAACTTTGATCACTAAAGTTATTAATTAAATACACATATCAAGATGAAAATACGGAAGTTCTTTAGCTTTTTTACTCCGACCATCCATCGGAAAATACTCGACCTTAGCTCCAAGAAGTTTTGGAACGCTAGAAAGAAGGTATTGTTTCTCTAATTGCTGAATCCTTACATATGCCTCAGAATAAGGATTAATACCTTTCTCACCGTAATAGAATTGACCTAAAAACGGATGGTCGTTATGTTTAACGATGAAAGAATAAGGCAACTGGGCAAAAATAATGGTTCTTGTGTTTTTTGCCTTACAATATATTGTCCTGCCATCTTGGGTGGTTATTACAACTTTATACATGTTTCCTCCTATTTATAATTTCAATGTTTTCAAAATTTGTTTTACAACTTCCGAATATAGGATTACTTCGTATTGATTGAGCAATCCTCTCTCATAATTATTACTGCATTTAACAGTAACAGCAACATTATCATCTTCATCCAAACAACAAGCGAACAGATAAACATATTCCTTATCTGTTCGCTTAATCCTTCTGATTTGCTTTTCATCTAATAAAAGCAAAATTCGTTTGATTCTTTCGTTAATCATATTAAAAGAAAAAGTCTATATTTTTATTGTATTCTCCCTTAATATTATCCATCTGTGGAAATTCAATACCGTTATCGTAGAATCGGATGAACTTGCGTAACCTTGCATAACGAAAGCAAGGCTCTTGTCCTAAACCATTGTTGATTGCATGTTTTGCGGCAGGTATGCTAATATCTCCATTCACCACTAATCCTCTCAACGTGTTGCATTTTTGAATAGTTACTGCTAATCTCATTCTCATTTCTTTTTCTATTCTCTGAATTTGAAGAGCTTTAATCCCGTTCATGGCTTTATGTTTTAGTTATTAGTAATCAATTGCTATCCTCTGTATTTTTAAAAATGGCTTGGAACATTCTACGGCTACATTATAGCAACTATCCTATATCACATTACTGTTATTCATGCTACTAAGTCAGTACGAACGCCTAGCTCGTATGCTTACTGCTCAAAGACGATTATTTGCGGTGACTTTTTTATAGGATAGTGTTTATATTATACCCGCCTAAACAGGCGATTTCAAGTACTCTATATCCCCTACTCTGTCGGTCTATTTCGGGTATTTATAGCAATATATTTATAGTCATATGTACTGTTTGACTCTACAGGATTTACATCTACTAAGGATGCTATTATGCATCAATTTCACCACCTGCTCCAATACGATAAGAACGACTATTATGATATTAACCAATGTAGCTGATAAGCTGTAAAAAAGGAAATCTTTATAAGTAATAAAGAGATGTGATTATTGTACCGTCATTTTACGATTATATCGTGTTTAAGCACGCACACAACAGCTAGCTAACCAAAGATAAGAGCTAATACCAATATTTCAATATTTAACGTCTGTCTCTCTCTTGATGACATTACAAATATACGACGTATATCCGTAACTTGTATAAAAGTACATGATATATTAACAAAAGTTTATAATAGAAAAACACATGCCCTATTATATTAACATACATAACTACGATTTTACCGTAATTAACGGAAACATCACAACGTGATAACTACGTATTATATTATACATACAAAATAGCATATATCTAATGTATAGATGATATATATATACGAATATAATGAGTATATATATATTATATAGACATTGATATATGATATATAATTATATATAACATATAGTGTATATACCTGTGTTAGTATATAAAGAGTATATACATAAAGATTAATACCTTATTTAATAAGGAAAATGCTAAAAATATTAACTTAATTATTGTTAAGGGATTGTCGAGAAAAAGGATAAATAAACAAAGGAAAAAAGAAGCAGATGAAGAGAGGAGGAGGAAGATTATAGAAATAGTGCGCTCGCTTTCGCTCTCACAGGTAAACAATATGTTTTTTTAGCATAAAATGTATATTAGTCATAAAAATTAGCATAGCACAAAAAAATCGTGCTTTCCCAAAACACCAAACCATCGTATTAGACGCATTATAAGGCTGTATAAAGGCGCTAAATCTTAGATAAGATATATTAATCGTTTGAACGCTTAAAATCAAGCAGAAGGATTAATAATAGCTTCTCTGCTTATCTGAAAACCTTTTTTATATCCTGCTAATCCCATGCCTACCCTGCTGCATACCCCATCCCCGCTTTTGCCATGCCGTCTAGAACCCCGCCTCCGCACAATTTTTTTTTATTTTTTTTATTTTTTTTATTTTTTTATTTGGATAATGAACTACTCGAAAAATTCGAGTAGTTCCTGTCGACTGGGAGTCTTCTGTTTCTTTTTCGAAGCGGTGATTTCCGTCTTCGCTTGTTTCTCGTATATATTTTCTGTTAAAATCGTGTTATTTTCTTGTTTTTCTATTTTATGTTCTTATATTTGCGCTCGGATATTCGTTTTTCGCTTACCCATTAAGCCAAATCACGGGTTTTATTATAAAATATGACCGTTCCCTTGCCTTTTGGGTATAAAGTTTAAAAATGGCGGATATGTATTTAATTTAAATTTATATTTTATGGAAGAGAAGAAAAAACTAAAAAATGAGTATGCTGTAGGAGAAAGTTTTTCCTGTGGTAAGATTGAATTGGAGTGTGTTGCAGGTGATAGCTGTTTGCACTGTTATTTTGGCGATTTTGAGTCTTGTGATGCGGTTAGACCTATTGTTGGTGAATGTGCTATGCTTCACCGCTCGGATGGAACTGGTGTTGTTTTTAAGGAAGTGGTAAGGAAAGAGGGTGCTGCTTCTGATACTAAAAAGGTAAATAATGTCATACCTGAAAGAAAAGTAGGCGAAGTTTTCTTATATCAAGGTGATTTATATCAGTGCTTAGAGGATAAGAAGTATAATATTTGCATAAATGATTGTGTCTTAAATGGTTCATTGCTCTGTGGATATATTGAGTTTTTGAAGGTTTTTGGATATTGTGGAATGAATAATAGAAGTGATCGTCAATCCGTTTATTTTGTAAAACTACCTAATCGCATTGTTCCTTTGTCTAATGATGCGAATATTGGTGATATTGTTGAGTATAAAGGTGATTTATATAGAATTGAAGAAAGCGAAAAATGTGAAGGATGCGAATTTTACAGTGGCGAATATGCTTCTAAACCATGTCCCCCTAATATCTGTCCTTGTTCTTCTCATGAGAGGAGTGATAACAAAGGCATTATTTTTGTGAAATATGATGAAAAATCCTCGGAATTAATCAGAAAACATTATGCCATATCATCAATTAATAAAAGTGGGCAAAAGAAGCAAAAGAAAACTTATTTTGAGATAGGTGAGGATTTTTCATATGGTCTTGTACGATTGAGGTGTGAGGAGGATAACGCACCACTATGTCAAGGATGCTATTTTGAAAATTGGGGGAAAGCATCCTGCCATGTTAATTGTGGAACAGTAGGGAACTGTAGTGGAAGATATAGACCGGATAAAAAATCTGTTATATTCAAAAAAGTAGAGGAATGAAAGAGCTAGAGATGCATTTCTCCGGTGAAGGAGAGGTAAGAGGCTATGATTTTGAGCAGATTGCGAAGTCTCCTTACGCTTATATTTATAAAAAGACGCATATAGAGAGTGGTACGGTGAGTTATGAGGTGTTCAGACGTAAGGAGAATACTCAGTTTGATTGCATAAGTTATCCGAAGAGCAAGAGTTTCGGTATTTGGGCATATGAATCAAATACTGAGGAACAGGCAATGATTCGTTTTAATGAATTTAATAAAAAGGGCATGAGTCTTTGTTGATTCGGATATTTTTTATACATTTGCATAAAGTTTATTTTTTTCATGAAGATAACAGTTAAATGAGTGAACAAAGGCATTTTGGTATATCCACTCCTACGTCTGATGATGACCATATCACCATCATGTTCAAATGAAGTAGAAGAAACTTTTGCGTGGGTTCTTCTACTTTTTCGTGTGCAAAAAAAATCGCAAAATATCTATTTTGTTTTTGTATAATCAAAAAAGTTCTTATTTTTGCGCCATTAGTTATTCAAAGAAGCGATTAGATGGAAAGACCGTTGTGATAGCGATTCTATTACATCACCTTACAACAACTTGTTTTATACCCCAAGTAGAGCAGTCACCGCCAAGACTGCTCTACTTTTTGTATATTGAATAATATTCTTATATTTGCATTGAAATTATCTGTTTATTTCATATATTTTTTGTTTTAAACGGGTGCTGTTGTGAAATAGTGCTCGTTTTTTGCTATATTTGTGGCGTAATGTGTAGAAAACATTGATATTTATGGGAGTCCAGTAGTTTAGTATGCACTGGATTCCTATTTTTTTTGTTAAAAAGAGAAATACCTATTGTATATTCGAAAGTATGTTTTATATTTGTGGTGCGTTTAGGCGATATTTCATACTGTATTGTTTTGTCTATATATTGCTATTAAAATTTCAAACTGATTCTAAGGCGTTAGATGACATTTTTTAGTTTTTTTATTTGTGGCTTGTGTTTAGTTTTAGTAATTGGCTGGCTTAGACGCATACAAGGATTTGGTCATAATTACGGGAGAGGGTACTGCTAGTGATAGTAGTACTCTCTTTTTATGTGTATATGTTAAAGTATAGTTAATTACCACTTGTGTATTAGGAATACCGAATTTATTAATTACTTTTGTTCCATGTTTAACTAATAAATAAAAAGATATGAATAAAAATGAAGAGGCTTATGCTTATGCAGATCACAAGACTTTTTTCAGGATGAAAACCTTGAAAGAAATAGATGATGACGATTATGCTAAAAGATTTAATGATGCAAAGGAGGATTTTTTAGCAGGATATGCTTGTTGCTTTTCAGCCGCAGAAAGAGCATTTCAACTTTTTGTAGAAGGATATGCTCTACAATCCGGAGAAAAAAAACTTTATGAGAATTTAGATGAATATCTAAAAACATTTTCAGAAATAATAAATACATAAGCTATATATTAATATGACGGTACAAGAATTAATAGACATTTTATCTCAAATAGAAGATAAAAGTAAACCTGTGAGAATAGACATTTTTGACGATGAAGTGAAAGATGTAATAGAGTGTGAAGATTGTGTTGAACTTTATGATTACTAAAAAAGAAAACAATGAAAAAATACAGAATAAATATATATGGTTTGCTAGATCATATATTTGACGTACAGGTTAAAAAATGGTACGGATGGGTAACGATAAAGAGTTTTCATGCAGATATAAGCATGGATGGTATGATAATTGATAATATCCTGTATTGTAAAATACGAGCAAAAGAGCTTTTAGAGAAATTGGAGGAAGACTAACTATGGGATTTACCACATCATGTTTTATAAGAAAGAATACACTGGAGCTTCGGAAGAGATTGGAAGCGTTGGGATATAAACCTTTATTATCTATCGAAGATGGAGAATGCTTATCTACCGCTTCAAATTTGGAGAATTATCACTCTATTCCTGCTACTCTGTTTGATGATAAAGATCCTTACAGGACTTACGACTGTGCCGGACGTATTGACTGTGGAACCAACGAGGATTTGTTTCTAGTTCTTGCTGCATTGAGGGATGATACTGATAAAGAACAGTTCTTTGTGACAGAAGTAAGGCTTGGAAGTATTAACTATCCTGATACTATAATAGAGAAGGGAGCACTCCTAAAATGCTGTATGGATAAATGGAAAATTCCTAAGAATAAGTTTGATTCTATGGGTATCCCCTCGCACAAGGCAACCGTAGAAGAGCTAATCGAACACTTTAAAGGAAAGGAATAGCAATGAGTGAAGAAGAAATGCGAAATACAATTAAGGATCAGTTAAAACAACTAAGCAAAGAACAGTTGATTGATGCTCTTACTGGTATTTGTATGGTAAATCCTGCGTTTAGAATGACAAATGCTTTAAGTAGTTTGCAATGTGCCAATATAAGAGATGCTATAGATGGAATACAACAAGTAAATGAGAGTTTTGATCCATTGCAACGAATATTAGAAAAGGAGGTGAATCATGGATAGTATACAGACACAAACCTTTTCTATCAAAGGGAATGACAATGCTATGGCATATATTGATTTTTGTGATGGAGATTTATGTGTTTCTGTTGTAGTAGAAGGTAAACAAGCAGATTTTCACTTTGAGCCTGTTACTTTGAAGATGTTTGCCTATGCTTATAAGTTGCATTGTGAAGAATTAAAGAAAGAGAAATAACTATGATAGTAGAACTTAATAAAGAAGATTTGTGCAACTTGCTCGGTGGTACTACACCACCTTTAAAACTACTTAATAAAATAAGTAGAATGGGACTTGGATATTATACAGGTGGATTTGATGATAGATGGACGTGGAGACTTGATATTTCTTGTGAAGATTATACCGAACAGGAATTATGGAATTTATATAAGGAGATAACTAAAGATGATAAATAACTATGCCAACAATACTAAAAGTAACTTACCCAACAGCCCAAAAAGAACACATATGTGATTTCTGTGGTTGCAAGATACAGCCGGGACAAAAGTATGTTCGTCAGACAAATGTCTATGACAGGATCGTATATGACTTTGTTACACATCGAGAATGTGAGGAGATAGCTCATAAATTGAGAATGTACGATGATTGTGATGATGAAGGTTTAGACGGTGAATCCTTTCGTGAAAACTTGAAGGAATACGTATACGCCAACCATTACGATGAACACACAGACGATGTTTATACCAGTTGGCCATTGAATGGTTATGAGATAGCGAAGAAAGTATTGAAAGAACTTAAAAAGCAGAAATAATTATGGATGAAAAATTTGTAACATTGGATACTTTAAAGTCGCTGACAGAGAAAGGATTCAGTTATTATCATTTCCCTACTCAGCCTGTTGCTCAAAAGTGGTTACGTGAAACTAAGAACCTGCATATTTCCATCGTTAGAAATGTTTGCGGTTATGGTTATGATATATGCAAGGCTGATAATGGAACTTTTATAGCTGCCGGTATATTCGACGGTCCTAACGATGGTGGTCAGTGGGATACTTACGAAGAAGCATTAGAAGCTGGAATACAAGAAGCATTAAAACTAATAAAGGTATGAAGAAAATAATGTTCAATGATAGATTTGGCTTAACTCAAGCTGTGTTAGAAGGTCGGAAGACTATGACGAGAAGAATAGTTACTTATCCTTTAAAGTTTAGAGGTGTAAACGTTGCAGGATATTTTGTATGTAAGAGACCTTCTGGTGAAGTCACTGAAATATGTATGTATGACGAAGATGAACGTATGATTGATGGCGGACAAATTCTCCCCAAATATAAAGTTGGTGAAGTAGTTGCCATTGCACAAAGCTACAAGGATTGTGGTAATATTCCCGATTACGAATTAGACGAAGATGGTTATCCTATAATGCCAAAGAAAAGCGGATTTTTTAACAAGATGTTTGTGAAAGCCGATCTGATGCCTCACCATATCGAAATCACCGACATCAAGGTTGAACGCCTACAGGACATTAGCGATGAAGATTGCATGAAAGAAGGAATTTATAGGCTTGATTCTGCAAATGGGAATGGCGGTATTGCCTATTCTTTCGTTGGTGCTTCCGATAAAAAACATATCGGACTATATAATACTCCTCGTGATGCTTTTTCCGCTTTGATAGACAAAGTTTCGGGCAAAGGGACATGGGAAAGCAATCCTTATGTATGGGTGTATGAATTTAAACTGTTTGATTAATAACAAGATAAATATGAGTGAAATCGAAATTCTAAAAGACCAGATAGAGAGCTTACAAGCTGCTCTTGTTGCAAAGGAAGAAACTCACAAAATAGAGATTTGTAAGTTAATAGAAATAGATTTGAATGATACCGTTAGTGTAGAGCTCACAGAATGGGGAGCCACATATCTTAATGCGATGAATACATTTAAGGAAATGACTACCCCGCAGGAATGTCATTATAAAACTGACTATAAAGCAGGTGATGTTTATAAAAAACAATTTTGGCAGTTGATATTAGAGTTCAAAGATGGGATTAAGTTTGATAAAGAGAAGGCTTTTAATAAGTTGGCAAAAGTAATTAACTAATGATTAAAAATGAAGTAATTATGAAAGAAGATTTCTTGAAAGTAGTATATCAACTACTCAAACGTCAATTTGACGGTATCAACAAAAGTAGTTGGATATGGATTGATTTATTTAGTGATGAAGAATCTGGTTTTGCCTACTTCAAAGAGCAAATTGAGAATGATGAAGATTTTGCCTGTCTTAAAGATGATACCTATTATTTAGGTGAAGAATTAGGCGAGCTTGCTTATGATATATCCTCTGAAGTTGCTTCAAAATTGCGAGGAAACGATTTTTTGCATCTGTGTGAACAATGTATGTTAGAACGATAAATAAAAAAAGTAATGAAAGTACTTAGTTTATTTGACGGCATGAGTTGTGGGCAAATAGCCTTAAAACAGCTTGGTATTATCCCGGAAGTTTACTACGCATCCGAGGTAGACAAGCATGCCATCAAGCAGACACAACTGAACTTCCCGAACACAATTCAGCTCGGAGATGTCAACCGGGTAGATGTATCTCAGTTGGAGCCTATTGACTTGTTGATAGGTGGCAGCCCTTGTCAGTCATTCTCTTTTGCCGGAAAACGTGTCGGGATGTCCACTGCCGACAAAGAGGAGATATACACCCTAAATCGCTACCTGGAATTAAAAGAGGAAGGCTTTCAATTCGAAGGAGAGTCTTATCTGTTTTGGGAGTATATGCGTATCCTAACCGATATTCGTAAATACAATCCGAATGTGCTGTTCTTGTTGGAAAACGTAGAAATGGGTAAGAAATGGGAAAGGGTATTAAGCGAGGCTATCGGTGTATATGGTGTGCATATCAATTCCGCCTTGGTATCAGCACAGAATCGGAGGCGCATATATTGGACGAATATCCGGACGAGGAGAAATGGACTGTTTGGTGAGCTGCATTCGGACATACCGCAGCCTGTGGATAAAGGAGTCTTGTTGAAAGATATACTTGAAGATGAAGTGGACGATAAGTTTTATCTGAGTGATAAAATGGTCTCCTGTCTTGCATCAAGAAAGAAAACGGAAACTTTCTCCCCCTGTAAGTTTGAACCATTTGAATTCCCATTCGCAGTGAAATGTAGGACAATTAATCAACGTGTCCATAAAATGGGGGATAATGACAATTATGTGAGGATTTTAAGGGACGGCATGATTGCAAGAATGCGTCGTCTGACTCCTACCGAATGCGCCCGATTGCAAACGATCCCCGATTGGTATAAATGGGAATGCTCCGACACACAACAATACCGGATGCTTGGTAACGGTTGGACAGTAGATGTAATTGTACACATCCTGTCTTTTATAAAAGAAAAATTTAATATTAACGTGTCCTGAAAAGGCTCAATACTAAGTAAGAAAGATATGATTAAAATAGAAGAAATAAGAGAGTTTGTGTCCCATACTGTTGAGACGAGCGAAAATGTTTATACAAGACATTCATCCCAATGCTGGACTATTGTAATGGGTGAAAGTGAAGAACCTGTATATGATTGCGAGGAATTAGAAAAAGCTTATCAGGAATTTATATCGAATAAAAATAGAAATGAATATATCTAAGTTACTGAAAGATGCGGATGATGCCTACATAAATTATAGGCATAGATGTGAAGCTCTCGCAAAGGAAGCACAAAAGTACATTGAGTGGGATGATAGAGTAAGTTGTGAACATTTGCCCGCAGATGGTTTATGTATATTGGCAACTATTCCCGATGATTGCAATATAGGAGGAATGCCTGAATGTGTTTGTCCTGCGGAAGTGTTTTTTTCTTCTGTGAAATCAAAGAAGATGATTTCACCACAAGAGTTTAAAGCAGTTAGTATTTAACGTAAAACAAGAATAGAAAGGAATAAAATGGAATCGGAAACTATAAAAACAGGCAACTATTACATTGAAAGAGAAGGGGAAAACATCAAAATTACATTGATTGACCCTAAGCATAGAAATATAGCAATTATCCCTTCATCCGGAAATGCTATTATTATAAAGCCAGAAAGTACTGGTGAAACTCAGTTTAAAACTAAATAGCACTAAAATCAATATAGATATGAAACGAGTAGTACAATTACTAATAGAACTTCCTGATGTCGAAGCGACTGAATGGCAAATCGAAGAATTTATAGAGTTTGAAACGGGATTCGGATGTCGTCTAAGTGCTGACAATCCCTTCAATGGCTTATCCTATGAAGTGAAGGAATGTTATGTTGAAGATAGAGATGTGATTAACTAAAAACAGAACAAATCATGAATAAAATAAGACTAATACTTCGTTGGTTATTTATTCCATTGTGGACTATACTATTTTTTGTGTATTTGCTTATATGGTATATACAAATGAGTTGGTACTATTTCAGCTTTCAAGATTATTGGAATGCTTTTCTAATATTATGGGATAAAATAATGCTATTAATGAGATTAAAAACAAGAAAGTAATGAAAAAAAGGATTAGAAAAAAGATGCTTTCCGACCCAAGCAGATATAAGCTACATCAATATGTAAGATATGCGCATCAATGGGCAAGCTCTATTGATTACAACTGCAAGTTATATGTGATTTTAGAGAGTGGCAAAATTGTAAGAGTCGATTAATTCAAAACATACATAGAGATGAATAAAATAAAGAATCGTAGGCTTGCTCTACGAGCCTATAAAATCAGAGTAAAACAATATCCTTACAATAAGCCGTTGATTGATAGAAACAATCTTGCTTTTGTCCGTAAGGAAAATGATGGAAACCGATGCGATTGTTTCGGGCATTGGCGTAATTATTGGAATACAATACTATTTTAATTGAGAATAAAAATGAAAATAGAGAAAGTAGATATAACAAAATTAAAAACAGTTCGTCATTATGCTGAACTAAAAGGAGTTGTCAGGGAAACAGTAACATCATGGATTAAGAATAAAAAAATTCCATATGTTAAAATTGATGGAGTATATTTTATAATTATGGAGGATGAAAAATGAAAAGAGAAAACTTAAGGAAAGCATGCGATCTTGATAAAAAAATTGATACCATAGACAAATTAATCAATGTTAAAGTATTAAATGAAGGTACTGATGAATGATGTAGCACATTGCACTGGAGAAAATTGTCCAATCAGAGATATATGCATGAGATATCAGGTATATATTAAATATAGTAACGAATTAACCACAGAAATTGGTATGTTTGTAGAACCGGGATACATTGGATATTATTGTAATAATTTTATATTTAAAAACGATGAATGAAATTGTAATAAAAACTCGTATTGATAGTGATTTTATAAAAAGCTTTATTCTTTTATCAGGAGGTGATAAAGAAATGGTAAATATTATCGATTCATTTAATGGCGAAATGGAAATAGACATAGATGAATTGGGTAATAAGATTAAAGGTATAATGGAATTAAAAGTGGCATTATCTGCGATTGTTATATATAAACTGGCTGAAAAAAAAGAGGCAAAAGAAAATGAAACTAAAATTTAATAGGAAACAATTATTAGAAGCTATCGAAATTGGCGGTAGCTTCTCCGGTAACAAAAAAATACTTCCAATATTAGAGGACATAAGAGTTCAAATTAAGGAGAATAAGGCATGGATCTTATCATATGATAATCAGAATGCTATAAAAACGGTATGTCCTGTTGAGGCAGATGTTGAAAATGGTATTTTTTGCATTAACAAGAATAATCTTGTAAGTTACATATCTCTTCTATCAGATGAATATATTTCTATTGAAGTAATAGAGAAATTAAGTTCAGTAGAAGGAGAAAAAATAATTTCATCTACTATATCCACAGATACTGGATCTGTAGTTTTTCCATGTGATGATCCAAATATGTATCCGAAATTAAATAGCGATAAAGGGTCTGATGCTTTTGATATTCAAGCTGATTTACTTTCATATTGGATAAATAATAGCAACCAGTATCTTGGTGATTTAGATGATATAAAACTTTCTATGGGATGTCTAAATATTGATATCATAGAAGGGAGAGTCAATGTATTTGCATCAGATGGATTTAAAATGTATCATGATTCTATGCAATTGGAAAATAACAATATCACAACTCAGTTTGGTATTCCAAAGAATTCTTTTAGTGGTATTGTAAAAGCCTTAAAAAAAGAAGATAAGGTCACTATTAAAAATGGAGAAAATAATATTATTATTATTTGTGACAATACAATGATAATGGTCAGAAAATTGGAATATAAAATGCCCAATTTCCATTCATTGCTCAAATATCCGATCTTGTTTAAAATTACAGTTAATAAAAAGCAAATATTGAATTGTCTTCAAAAGGCTGCTAATATTCATGACTCTAAATACAAAGGAATTGTTAATTTTGCCTTTAGTGAAAAAGGTCTTAATATTTCTTCTGAGAATTGGGAAGGAAACATAAAAATGAAAGATTTTATAGAGGCTGATGGAGGATCTAATATTTCTATAAACTTTACGATATCATATATAATTTCTACAATAAATGGCATTAATTCTGAGAATGTTATATTAGCTGTTACTGGAGAAAGACAGCCTATATTCATTGAAAATCCGGATGAAGATACGGAAATTGCGCTGAATAGTCCTTTTATAGCTTAAATTATGTTATCTATAAGGGTTTATCCAAAATAATATCTATATTTGCAAAGTGGGGATAGAGTGAAGTAGCTAGCACTTGAAAGAGGTTTCCTTAATCCCTCTTCCCCACTTCTACTAGATTAAGGTCATCTAATTTAAGGATTATGAATATTATTTTTAGAAAAAAAGATAGTAATTATACAACTATCTCCAATGTTTTTCTTAGAGATAAAAAACTATCTCTAAAATCTAAAGGTTTTTTAGCAGTTGTTATGGGATTGCCTGAAGAATGGGATTTCTCTATTAATGGTATATGCGCTATATTGAAGGAAGGGAAAAGTTCAATTTATAGTATTATTTCTGAATTAAAGGAAAATGGATATTGTTCAATAAAAGCATGTCGTACTGAAAAGGGGAAATTTATGGGTAATGATTATATGTTTTATGAGGAGCCGCATACGGAAAATCCGCATACGGAAAATCCGCATACGGAAAATCCGCATACGGAAAATCCGCATACGGAAAATCAACCACAATTAAATAAAGATATAATTAATAACTTACATGAATTAAATAAAGAAGGAATAAAAGAAGATACTAACGTATCTAAGAAAGTGCTTTTTTATCCGACAGAAGAAGAGAAATCAGTATTTGAAGAATTTCGAAAAAAATATCCCGGTGCTAAAAGAGGTCTGAAAACAGAATTGGATTTATTAGTAAAGAAGCATAAGGATTGGCATGATGTTATTCCAATACTAAACAAAGCAATAGATGCTGAAAATAGAAAAAGGAAAGAAGCAAAGGATGCTGATTCTTTTTATCCTAATCCTAAGAATCTTCAAACATATATAAATAATCGCTCATGGGAATTATTTACTGATGAACCTGACTATGATGAAAATGAATATCATCCTAACACCAATGGCTCAGATGTTCGATGGAATGAGCCATCACAAAGATATATATGCTTTTATCCGTGGGCTTTTGATAATCTTTGTGATGGATATACAAAAGATACTCGACCGGATAATGCAACAGTATTTTGTCAGGGACGGAAATATGTATGGAATAAGGAACAACAAAAATGGGATCATGATTAATGGACGTTAATGAGATAAAAAGGACTCTTTCTGTATTTAGGGATTCTGATACAGATTTATTTGAGATTAGATTATTCAATCCTCTCAACAAATATGATATTTATTCCGGCATATTTAGAGATGCAGATAAGGCAATAGAAAATATATTGCGTTTTGATGATAAATACAATATTTACTTTATCTTTAATCAACTAAAAGATGCTATGGATGGCTACCCTCAATATAACAAAATGATTAAGGGTTGTGAAGCTATAAAAGATAATGATATCAAATATAGGAATTGGGTATTAGTAGACTTAGATCCAGTACGAGAAGGAGGTGTAAAGGAAATAGCTACGACTGATGAAGAATTAGAAAGAGCAAGGCAGATGGCTTTGTCTGTTAGGAGATTTTTGAGAGAAAGAGGATTCTTTTCTCCTATAGTGTCTATGTCAGGAAATGGTTATCATCTAATGTTTAAAGTTGATAAATTAGAAAATACTCCTGAAAACACATTGATATTATCTAATTTCCTTAAATATTTGGGAAGTAAATTCACTGATGAATATGTAGATGTAGACTTGAAAGTCTTTAATCCAGCAAGAGTTACAAAATTGTATGGTACATATTCAAGAAAAGGAGGAAATACACCCAAAAGACCGCATAGGTTAAGCAAAATACTTGTTGTACCTGAATGTATACAGTCTAATGATATATCATTATTTAAGAATTTGGCAGATATGTTACCTAAGACTGAACCTATAAATAGGTATAATTTAGGGAATAGGGAGCAATTTGATATAGATAATTTTATATCCAATTATGGTATAAAAGTTCATAAGGATATAACAATGGGCGATGGAACAAGAAAAATAGTCCTTTCTGAATGTCCATTTGATCCATCTCACAAAGCTCCTGATTCAGCTATTTTTGTATCTAAAGATGGTATAGGATTTACATGTTTTCATAATTCATGTAGTCAGTACACATGGCGAGATTTAAGATTGAAATTTGAACCTAATGCTTACGACATTAAATCGCAAGCACATAATACTGCTATCCCATATCAAAGAAATCAATATACGTCTAAAAAGGAACAGAAGGTAAAAGAAGAGACTCCTGAATTAGGTAAAAAATGGTTTAGAATGAAGGATATACCTAAAATAGATTTGAATAATATCATCAGTCTAAAAACAGGGTTTCACTCTTTAGATAGGGCTATTGTAGGACTAAATTTAGGTGAGGTTTCCCTGCTTTCAGGTACTAATTCAAGTGGTAAATCATCATGGTTGAATACATTGATATTGAATGTTGTGAACAATGGTCATAAAGCAGCATTATGGAGTGGAGAACTTGTACCGGGAGTATTAAAAACATGGCTTGAAATGGTTGCAGCCGGAAGGGAGAATTTATTAGAATCAAGAAAGAATATTGGGAAATTTTATATAAATCCATCTGTCATAGATAAGATAGATAATTGGCTTGATGATAAGTTTTTCCTTTATAACAATGAATATGGAAGCAAATGGGCGCAACTATTTAATGATATGAAGGAAATGGTTGACAATGGTGTAGAGTTGCTTATTTTGGATAATCTTTTTACTCTAGATATTGATCTGTTTGAAGGAGATAAGAATAACAAACAGAAAGAGCTTATTTTGCAGATATGCGAATTTTCTAAGAAGAACAATATACATCTGATATTAGTATGTCATCCACGAAAACAGGTAGACTTCTTAAGAAAGGATTCTATTAGCGGTACGGCTGATTTAACTAATGCTGCATCTAATGTATTTATCATTCATCGTGTTAACAAGGATTTTGAAAAAAGAGGGGGAGAGTTTTTTGGAAAAGAAGCGATAACAGCAATGATGGACTATGGCAATGTATTAGAAGTAGCTAAAAACAGAATGTATGGCATTGTCGATTATATGTGTGGAATGTATTATGATATTCCTAGCAGACGTTTTATGAATGAAGAAAATGAGAATATCCATTATGGTTGGGAAAATCCTTCTCCGGCTATTCCTATTTTCAAAGAAAATAATGATCATATATATAATGGCTATCAACGAGAATATTCAAGCGATAATTTACCATTCTCGGAACCAACGGATGAATTACCATTTTAAAAGAATAACATTATGAATAAAAAAGCAAAAAAGTATATCGAGGATAATACTTTAGATTTGAACAAAAATGAGAGAATGGATACAACGGGATATGTTTCTTTAGCGGTGTCTATTGGTAAAGCATATGGAGCATTAGCTATAGTAGAAGATGATCTTATAGCAAAGGTAGCAGATGCATGGGATTATATGTCAGAAATGACTAGATTTGATATACCGACTGATGTTATGATTAAGGCAAAAGATATATTTATTTCTAAATTGTTAGAAGATGAAAAATAAAATACATTGTTTTGTAAATCATATATATCCAAGAAAGTTATATGTGGTTATTACAGATTCGGCTTTATTTATTAATGAAAATTTCGAGAATAGGGAAAGTGATGATGGTAAAATAAGTCAAGAGGATTTTGATAATAACAAGGCTATAACTTTTAGATGCTCTTCCTGTGACAATGGTGATTATGGCATCTGTGTCGTTTTTAGAAAAAAGGAGTATATGACTGTTAAGGATATGGCGCATGAAGCATTACATGTAGCTACTGCAATACATAAAGATTTAGGAATGTCTATGGGATTTAATATTGGTGAAGATGAGACTTGTGCATATATTGTAGGATGGGCTACCGATTGTATTAACCAAGCAAAAATTAATAAAATTTGATATGAAGATAATATTCCTCGACTTTGACGGTGTGATAACCACATTAAAAAGTAATTGGGCGATTGATAATGAAAAGGTCGAACTAGTTAAACAGATTTGTGATGCAACCGGAGCTAAAATTGTGATTTCTTCTTCTTGGAGAAGATATACTTTGGAGCAGACATTAGAAAAAATCACAAATCAAGAAAAAGTTTACGGACATAATCCTTTCCCGTATCCCGAATATATTGTAGGCATTACTTCAAGAATGTATGGTTTCAAATATGGAGAAAGAGAAACACATTATGCTGCATGTCGTGGTTTAGAAATCAATCAATGGTTAAAAGAACATGAAGATGTGACCAATTATGTAATCCTTGATGATGATTCAGATATGTTGCTTTCTCAAAAGAAGCATTTCATAAAAACTCATGCTTTACGTGGAATATCCAAACGTGACGTAATAAAGGCAATCAAAATTTTGTCTAGTTGATTAATTTATTTATTTTTGTGCATTAATCATTTTCAAGATGACTGATTTAAAACAATTTAGAGAAAATTCAATAAAAAGAAGTCTTTGTGAAGGTTATACTGATAAATGGTCAGAACATAAAACCAAACGAGAACTTTTCGAACTTGCTTGCGACTCAAATGCCGTTTCATATATGGCGCAGTCCATTAGTGAGGGTTGGGGACTTTCTCCACAATACATATCAGAGAAATTTAAGCCATTTATAAATGGGAAATATATCTGTGAATATAAGAATGCTAAGGGAAATGGATATTCTAGTGCTATGGTTTGTGAATTTAACGAAAATGCATTTGATGTATCGACTACCTTGCTATGTGTTATAGATTCAAATACAACTCTTAAAATAGCAGATTATCTTATATGTAAAATTTATATTGTTGGGAAATCTCAAATTAATATTGAATTAGGACAAAATTCCCGGTGTTATTTATATATATATGGTGGAGATCCATTGATTACTGGTGATGTAATCAATCCAAGTGTTATAATTGAAAGATATATGGGAAAGGAGGAGTCAAATGGCTAATTTTTATATGAAAAAAGTTGGTGAGGATACCGAATATAATATAGAAAATCATTGGAACGGACTTCTATATAAACAATTTAAAGGTCTTTCAGATTACGGGAAAATAAAATCCGTATATACTGAAAGTTTTGCTGAAACAGATAAATTGAATTATTATCAAGCAAGCAAGCCAATTAGAGAAAATACTGATCTTGAATTAACACTAGTTTTCAAAGGAGACAATCGTAGAGCAACTTACGATAATTTCGTAGAATACATTAGTTCCGGGGAAATCATTTATCATGATGATGTGCGTAACAAATATGTTAACTTTATACTCATTGAAGCGATTACTCCTTCTGAGGATCAACTTTATGGTGATATTAAATATATTATTGCTACATTTAAATTAAAAAATATTAATGGTCAAACAAGAAATACACTTTAAAAATGAAAACATTAAAGCAGATTAACGAGCATTTGTTATCAAATGTTTATGATGAAGTAACTAAGTTAAAAATACCTTTTTATTTATATAATAAAGGGATAAAAGAGGGTAAGATTATCTTTCAAAGTCCAAAGACTTTTGATGATTTTCAAAAATGGTTCGAATATAATGATGCAGAAAAGTTAAAAGATCCATTAGCAGATATGTCCAAAGACGATTCAAGATCAATAGATGAAGATATTGATAATTTCAAACATACTAAAAGTAAATCTAACTCAAAAGATAGACAAGAACTTGAGCTATTAAAAAATAAATTTGCTCATACTTTGGTTGAAAAGACTAATAATCTAATTCAAGTAATATTTCGTGGTACACGAACTGATATAGATCAATGTATGAGAGAATGTAATATATATGTTGATATGATTGATATCATTGATACTATGTTAGATGAATAAATATTTGCCATATATAGTAATTGGTATCCTTGTTTTATCATGGATAGTAACCTCCTTTCTAGATCAGTCGAAACCCTCAATGAAAACTATCTATAAAACGGATACCATTACTATTTATAAAACAGATACAATAACAATTGAATCTCCTAAATATAAATATAAAAAAATAATTGATACGTTATATGTTTATATTAAGGATTCCAATAAAGTATCTCTGCCGATTGAAGAAAAATATTACAAAGAGGAAGGGCGATATGAGGCATGGATACGTGGTGTAAATCCTTCATTAGAAAAGATAAACGTCTTTAATAAGACAATTGAAAAAAAGGTAACGAATACCGAAATAAGAACTATTTATAAAAAATCGTGGAATGGCTATTTAAACGCTCAAATTTCGAACTATGATTCTAAAGTGATACCTAGTATTAACTTGACCATTAATTCGCCAAAATCACTTTCGTTTGGAGCAGGCATCGGAATATATCAGAATAAGCCATTATATAATTTTCAAGTTGGATATAAATTATTTGGAAAATGAGAAATGTAACAGAAGAATCTCTATTTGAGATGTTGACAACGGCAAAATTGCCGCAATTACCGGAAATTAATAATCCGGATAAAACATGGGTTAAAGCCATAGTAAAGATACTGCGTAAAACAGGAAAAATCGACTATGCCATAGCTGAACATGATTTGTTTTCATACGATGAAGTCCGAGTTTTAAAAGAAATCGGAGGAGTAGGAGTATATCATGAATTACTCGGAATATATCCATATGTATACCTTACTGAAAAATACATTCCGGAAGTAAAGAATAAAAAGGACATGATTGATTTTATTCTTAGCCGAAATCCGGATATGAATGAGGCAGAAGTTAATGCCATGAAAAAAGAAGAAGTCAAGAAATATTTCCTTAAATGCTGTATTAAAGAACAGATTACCCGTATGAATACATGGCGTACAATGAATGCATATCAGCTAGGTCAGTTTGAACCGGAAATATCTAAAACCTCTGAAGTTATTTCTTCTAAAGAAAAAAATGATGAAGAAGAAAAAGAAGGAGTAGTAGAAGAAAATAAATCAGAAATAGAAAATGAAACAGAAGGAGATAACAAATCGGGAAACCCTGCAGAAGACTTTTAAATCAAAAATACAAAAGTTAAAGGTACTTTGTAATGATGCTCATCATGCAGAGAAATTAATTAATGATATAATTTCTATTAAAGGTCAATTAGATATTAAGCCTACTTTAGTATATCTTCAAATAGATGATATAGTAAAAGAGTATGATTTTGGGCATTTTAAGTTGATCTTAATGAAAAATTGTATTGTTGTAAAGGTTGCCGGATTCGAAATGGTAGTGCATCCAATGCAAAAGACATTATATAAGCAATTACAATATATCATAAATACTCATGAAGATGATAGCGGATTATCTGATGAAGAAAAAGATGCATTTCCAACCTTTATTAATGCAACAATGTGTCTTATTATGACACCATTAATATGCTTTTGTAACGATGAACTTTGGCAAGATCTTGCTTATTATTTTTCTAAAAAACAAAATGATTTTTTTGCTAAAAAATTAGAAACACCATTACAGGATGAAACTCCTGAAGAAGATACAGAATTTAACAATGTTGTTTCAGCTATTGAAGATTTCAAAAAAGAAGCTATAAAGGAAGAAAATGGAAAACAAGAAGGAACAGAAAATATGGAGTGAAAGCTCTGTAACTCCATTTCCGGGTGGATGGATATATCCTGATCATCCGAACGCAAATGTTGAATATATAGAAGCTTTAAACTACCAAGAAGGAGGCACACATTATAAAAAATATGCAATCCAACCAATAGAGTACATTCATGCTAATAAACTTGATTTTTTTCAAGGAAGTGTGGTTAAGTATATTACGAGGTTCAGAGATAAAAATGGACTTGAAGATTTGAAGAAAGCAAAACATTTTATAGATTTATTAATTAATTTGGAATATAACAATGACCAAAGCGGTTCGGATAAAGACAACCACGAAGGTAGTCAAGAAGAACAAATCTTCGGCTGCAATAAAACCGAAACTAAGAAGTAAGGCTCCGGGATTATTAACCGAAAAGGTTGTACTAGTAGTAAATAAAAAGAAGTAATGAATAGAATTATAGTTCGATTTACAATTTTCTTTATTGCTATATACATGATTGTAGTGTATATAAATGCATGGAATGGTGTATTAATCAACGCTGGCTGGTACGTCATTTTATTGGATTATTGTCTATTTATACTTGCATCGGAAGATAAGAAATTCCATTGTAAGTTTGCAAGAGCTATTCCAGTTAATATGGTATTTACTGACTCTATAGCTTGCATTGACAATGCATATGATATTATTCCTAATACGGAAATTTATCTTTGGTTAGTAACATCTACATGGATAGTTTCTATAATAATTACAGTAATACTCGGTATTGCTCATTTTAGAAAAGTTCGTAAACTTAAAAAAGAGAAAAAGAATTATGAGTACAAGTTCAAATAAGATTGCAAAGATTAAGGCTGAGGCATATGATTTAGTCAAAGATGAGATCGGAAAGCTATCCGGTATTAAGAAGTTTCTATTTGAAACTCTTTTCTCTAGACTCTTTGACATATTTACGGAGGATTGCAGTGATAACGATTTAGCACAAGCAATTAATAGTATTGAAAAAGTAAACAGCGAATATGTACGAGAAGATGATTTTCTTAACTACGATTCTGCCATGCGAATACTTCATTATTCTTCTAATAGAGTTGGCTTCAGTAATCTCATGAAGAAAAAGGGTATTAAACAGCATAAGTTCCGCAATCAGAAGATCGGTTTTAAAAAGTCCGAGATTCTAGCTTTGAAAGCAGAACTAGACGCTGAGAGGGAGGCTAAGAAGAAAAATAAAGTAGTGCCCAAAAAGACGAAACCGGAAAAACCATATATTGGAAGAATCAATAAATTGGACTAAATAAGAAAGGGAGCAATTAAGCTCCCTTTTCTGTTAATAACGTTTTATTTCAAAATAAAAATCTCCATCATAATAAGTACTATTGTCAACTTTTATATAAAAATAAATTTTCTTTGTAGAGTTATCCCAATTTGCTGAAACATAAAATTGTCTATATGAAGGCCTAATCCTCGGTGTCGTTAATATATAACAACTAGTATCATTTACTTGATCTTGATCCCAATCGCTTGGAATTGTTAATGTTACCATTCCTGTAGATGATTTAGATAATGAAGGTATATTATTATCATAAGATGAAAAATGAGCAAAACGATAATAACTTCCTTCAGTCTGAATTAATCCACAACTTATAATGCTTGGCATCATACCCCAAAAGCCATTTCTTTTAGTCATTATTCCATATCTGCTAAATCCTAATCCAAATAGCGAATTTTCTGCATTAAAACGTATTGTGGGTAGTCCGCCTTGTTCTCCATTATAAACAGTAAATTTATTATTCCCTGAAGTACCTAAAATCAATCCATTTGCAAAGTAATTTGAAATGTATTTATTTGCAGTAACTATAGGAGTTAAACTATTCATAGAGAAAGACACACTACTTTGATATCCTACCATAAATCTAAGATCAAATGAGATAACATTATATCCTATTTCTGTCAATATTACATCTCTAGTAATATTATAAGAAGGATTACTACCACTTCCATATGTCTCTCCATATATTTTTTTTGTACTAATAAGATTTTTCAAACTTGAATCTGAATATGTTTTAACATTAAGGTTAAACCATATATATTCATCAGCATACATATGACTAACTGAGATATTAAAATTGCATGTCATATTAATTGCTGCTGTAGTTTGAAATGGTTTGGATATTACTATTGTTCCATAATTTATAGAAGAAGAACTTTCTGCTGAGAATGGTAGAGTTGTAATAGTTATTGTTGGAATAGAAGAAGAAAAAAAATCTTCCGGATTTTCTTGTGTTTTACCATCATATATAGCAACAGTATTTCCTTCCGCATTAAAAAAAGTCATTGATGCATCAGATGGACTTATAACTATTCTTTGCCCAGCTTCATTACCAATGATATTCTCTCCGTTTTCAGTCACTCTCCATACATTATTATTATCTATTTGAAGGAATATACTGCCTGAGAAAGAAGGAGCACCATCTGCTGTCCACGAAAATTTACCTCTAGCAAAAAAACCACTACCATTAGGATTAATCTGATATACTGTTTCTCCGGCTTCATCTACACCCATAAGTTTTCCATTAACAGCAAAGAATCCTCGTTCTCCATCTGTACCGGGAAGATCTCCACCTATACGTACCTTTAATGTATCATCCCAGTTTTTTGTATAGATGTTAGTCATTAAATCAATCTTAGGCTCGCCATTGTCTACAGACATATAAATAGCCGAATGTCGGTTAGCGTATGCAGCATCTCTAGAAGAATTACCAAACTGTACAATTTCATCTCCTGCTTCCGGAGGATTTACCACAACACCATCTGATCCTGAAGTAAATTCACTCATAAGAACATTGATATAACCTTGATGTACGCTAGATACTTCTACATGATATTCCTTATTCCCTTTTTGGCAGCGAATAAAATCATGTTCAAATATAGTATTTACCTCATCTTCTATTTCAATACGATAATACCCTTTACCTCCTTCTGTATAAGTATCAACATGTTTAATTTTCGCATTTCCTTGAGTAATCGCATAACTTCCTCTAATGGCACGTATCTGAGAAATGATAAGTTCAAATGCTGTTAATGATTTTCTAATCATTAATTCATCAGCTTCAATCTTATAAAATCCATCGTCTGTCTTCCATATTTTAAAGCCATGACCGGAAAAACCAGAATCAAAATCTTCGGTCATCTCAGTTGCCCCGTTTGGCAATGTTCTTCCTGTTTTTTTTGTGGAGTAGACTGCTCTTTCTACTCCACTGTCATATGTATATGCCATGTATTATTTAAATAAAAATTTAGTCCATGAGAAATAATTGCTATTTTCTAGATAATTATTATCTTCCTCAGAAAAACGGGCTTCTTGTTCAAAAGAAACGCTTTTATATATATCATGTGCAGCACACCCATCATCTAAAATAGTAGAAATCAAAAAACGAATCCCATATTCTAAGCCATACCAAATATAAAAGACTGCTGCCGCAAATAATAAACACCATGCCGAATAACCAAAGATCAATATTCCAAGCCAAATCAGTATTCCTGAAGCAATAGCTAATTCAGTCCATTGACGAGCATGTGTGCATTCATGATTAATAACGGCTTGTTTAAGGGAGCGATATTTAGTAAACACCCAAGCCATAATAGTAATTGTAGAAAACTGTGGAAATAAGATAGCCTTAGCTAACCATGAGTTATAAAATACTTTCTTCATCTTTTTTACTTTTAAACGTTAATATTTCAGGATAATCTTTAGTAACATCAAATGTCTGTACTTGTTGAACAGTAGCAAATTCTTTTATAATAGCCAAATGTTCTTCAGTCGTATCATTGCAGTCAATAGCGTATAATTCTATTTTTTTAATCATGTCTAAAGCAAAATCTACTGGAAGAGGATGTTTTTTATTGTTAAACCAAATTTTTGTTTCGGTTCTTCCTGCATCTTTTTCTATGTTAATGGAGTTGATTAATCCTGCTCGATCTGCTTTATTAAGCCATCCGGATTCCCCATCAAGTATAAAACAGTTTACCTTGTCAGAAGAGTCATAAGCATTGATTTCTATTTCCTTCATTTGTACTGCTTCTTCTAAGGTATATACATGTTGTCTCAGCATTGGATACCCATTAGAATCTTCATGGATTTCCAAACCATTCTCCTGCCCAGTCAAAAGCTCTCTCCAATATTCATCTGTTATTTCTAGGCTTCCCTCTACAGGTTCATCGTAAAAGCCTTGTTTCCAATACATCATATCTCATATTTTTTGTAAAAATACTATTTTAATTTATAACTTCCAAATCCTTCGGCTCCTCATCAAGTTACTACAAGCTTCCGGATGGGTTGCTGATTCAGTGGGGAATGTCCCCCGGAACTTTGGGAAACCATAAAATAATACTGCCTATATCTTTCTCTGATACAAACTATATTGTAACTAGTACTATCCAGGCTGTGGACACATCGCCAGTTATGTTTAGCACTGTAATTTACACAAAGTATACAGGATACTTTTATGGATGGGCCAAAATTGAAGCGGGAACATGGACTGCATGGAAATTTAACTGGATAGCAATAGGACGTTGGAAATAAGATTACTTCCAACGACCTATAGCGAACCAATAAAAAGCTATACTAAACCCTCCAGCATCGGAATCAACATTTTGATAAACGGAATCCATTGTGAAAGAGCTTACACTTTTAGTATATATATCAAAAGAATATATGTAATTACTGTGTACAGATCTAGTTCCAGTTAAATGCACAGAGTAATAAGTATTAAAAAAGGATATTGGATAATATATCACTTTGCCTATACCTGAATTAGTGCTATACCCCCACTGAATCAGCAACCCATCCGGAAGCTTGTAGTAACTTGATGAGGAGCCGAAGGATTTGGAAGTTATATTTGAAAAATCTGATTTTACTAATGATATTCTTGCCCATTTATCAGTAGATAATGTTGGATTGATATAGAATATTTCAGTATCAGTATAACTTGTAACTACCCATGATAGACAAGTTAAATCATCCGCTAAATGGCAGTTTAATACTCCTGTACCAAATTCAGCCATCTGATAGTTATATAATATTTGTTTTCCTTCTCTTACAGCCGTCACAATTCTTCCTACTTCTGCAAATTCTGTAGAAGTAATAGTTCGACCATTTGATATATTAAAAATATCAAGAGTAGTTGTATATGAGTTCAATCCCCCACCTGAAATATTAATATTACCACTTCCCAATAATGATTGCCCATTGATGGTTTTGATACTTGTGCCGGAAACTAATTTCTCCTGTTTATTTGATAAATTAGTAAATTGGGTAGATGTTAATATTCCTGCATTATTTAATGTAACAGCAGGAAGATTTATGTAATCATAAGTTTCACTAGAAGTATCAAAATTTCTTTTGGTTATTTCTATCTCAATATCAATTTTACTAGGACTTACAAAAGCTCCACAATAATAATACTCATTAACAGGATTTATAGAGTTAAAAAACTTTCTAGCCCTTATATAATTTGCTTTATTTGCTATATTATTGTATTCAGTATTAAGAGAAACTAAATTAGAGCATTGATCTCCTCCAAGTAGTCCGGCTTTCGCTGTTGTAGCTATTGGGAAATTAATCAAAGGAGAAGATGTACTTTTAGTACCAGTAAAATTATATTGTTCAAATTCTATTTCTATTTCTGAATCTGTTTGTGTCCAAGTATAATCACCTGATAAGAAATGTAAATTAGAAACATCAATTTTCCCAAAGAAGTTTCTAGCACGCTGAGTACCTGTTAGATTTGTTCCCGATCCAAAGTTAGTAAATAAGATGTTACCATAATCACCTCTAAAAGCCGTAGTAGATGTTGTTCCTAATGTTAACAATGTGCCCGGCAATAAATTGCTAGGAACTTTACCATTTGAATCCAAAATCAACATACCATTTTTGGTATTTTGAGCTAGATAAGCCGTAAGTAAAGGAGTTATAGGAACAATTAGATTATCATTTATATAGCTAACAATGGATTTAACAGATGTTACTAGTGATGTACTATTGCTATTCTCTGTAGTAATAGACGTAACAACACTAGAAGAGGTTAAAGCACTTGTTTTAATCTCATTGTATAAACTCATAATAAGTTGCATTCCTGCAGTAACAGATTCAAATTGACTATTAATTACCTTGTTTTGCAAAGGATTCGTTGAAGTGGAACTTAAAGCAGAATCAACAGTTATTGTAGGAAATGCAATATTACCACTTCCAAGTAGACTCTGTCCTCCTACAGTCTTAATATTTGTTCCCGAAACAAGATTTGCTTGCTTGCCATTTAGTGCAGTAGTGATAATTTTATTTTGCAATGGATTAGTGCTAGTAGTCGATAAGGCTGAGTCAACTGTTATATTTGTAATTGTAGGTTTATTAGTTAAGTCATTATATGAACCGGAAGTTGCAACTGCTGCAAAATTAGGTTTATTGGAAACATTTACCCATGCTACTGAGGCTGCTGATCCTGATACATTAATATTCCATGTGCCACTAGCACCTAATCCGGTTTTAGATGGTGCATAGTTATTGTAGTTAAGAGCACTTAATAAAGTAGTCTTAACCCAATTAGCTTCTGTTGTATTGCCTTTTGCACCTGACATTATATATGCTTCAGGAGTTGAAGTTTTTCTTACTCCAATTGCAGTAACATAAGGAACATCATTACCAGTATAACTGTCCATTAATATGAAATCCTTATAGTTAGAGTCAGTACCAACAACAGTATTCATCATGTTAAATCTAATATTCCCTGATGGTATATAAGATGGCGGTTGTTTTCCTCCACTTCCTGTATATGATCCATTGATTAAATTTGTAGCTTTAGATAATTCGGCTTTTCCTGTAATGCTTATTGCCCAAGTCCCTGTTGCTCCCGTCCCTGTTTTTGTAGGTACATATGATGTATAATTCCCCGTATGAAGAATTATATTTGATGCAGTCGTTATAGCACCTAATACTCTATTAGGTTTAAATCGTAATTCTCCATTTAATGCATATAAAGAATCAACATGAGTAGAATCTCTGTAAAAATTGATATATTCACCGTCACTATCTGATGCATCTTTAAAATATATACCATTTACACCTACAATATTCGAATTTCTCATATCAAGACCACCTGTGGAGCCATCATCTGCAAATACGTCTGCTGCCATTGATAGCTTCCCTGATGTTCTAATTACATTTCCGCTTAAAGATACAAAGGCATTGTTTACTTGCGTCATTGTATATGCATCCGAAATTCCATATCCCGATAAGGTAGTTGGTTTAGAAGTTATCTGAGAAAAAGAATAAGTGAGATTGACATTTCCTGATCCTACAATACTTTGACTGTTAATCGTTTTAATATTAGTACCTGACACAAGTGTATTCTGTTTGGAATTTAAGGCGGCAGTTATCACCTTATTCTGAACAGCATTGGTACTTGTTGTGCTCAATGCAGTATCTATACTTATAGATGGTATATTGGCGATAATAGCCATTATCTCTTCAATATTATCAGCATTGGTTTGTATGCTACTATTGGCATTATTAATAGCATTTGTTATAACCCTATTCTGTACAGGATTTACCGAAGTTGTACTAAGAGAGCTATCTACGATAACGCTTCCGCCACCACCTCCTCCACCGACAGGTATATTTACATTGACTGCGCCTGATCCGTCATATGTTGCAGTTACTGCTCCGGAAAAGGTTAATGCATATGGATTTGCTAATTTAGTAGGAATAGTCGGTTTTCCCGATAAATCTGAATAATTACCGGAAAAAGGAGTAAAATTAACCCATGCTTTATTTCTTCTAGCATAATATAAATTATTGCTAGGAGCTTCTGTAATTTCAATAAGAGGATCAATGTATTCTTGTGTCCATGTCGTAGCTCCGGCAAGTTTAGTTAAAATCATCCTCTTGTATGCAGGTTCGTTAACTGTGCCATCAACATTAGCTAAATCAGCTAATGTAATATCAGTTGGTGCTGCTTGTGTCTCTGCTGTTTCTATAATCCCGTTTTCTCCTTGTTCAAGGATAGAATTTCCTCCTTGTTCAAAAATTGATTGAAGGTTAGCATATGAACCTTTCACATAAATACCATTATTGAAAGTAATATTTCCATTTGCTATATCATCAATATCTTTTCGAAGGAACTTCTCTGTATCAATATCTTCCAGTTTCTTTTTGTCAGCCGGAGACATTAATCCTCTACTTGTTGTTGTAACCAATCGCATTACATCGGTAAAATGAGACAATGAACAATGTCTCATAAACTTTGTAGCAGAATTGCTTATATATACGACATAATCAATAGATGAGCTATTATCTACTCCGGCATTAGTAATTGGATACCGCATTGTAAGGTCTCCATTCTCATCTCTCTTGGCAATTGAATTCGGAGTAGCTCCTGTTGAGGCTTGATATGAATCTAACTTAGTTTTATCTGCTGCAGACATTACTCCTGCATTACTTGTAGTAGCAGCATTTATAGTTAATGATTCTGATGATGATGTCCCTGCAAAGTTCTTATATGCTTTAGTCAGTGATATGGCAGTGGCAGTATAAGATGCTGATATATTTTGCATGAATTTATCTGAAGCAGGAGTAATGGCATTGAAGAAGGAATATGCTCTTTGATAAATAGTTTTTCGGCTTCCTGCATATTCAGAATATAATTCTTGTCCTTTTCCACCATCAAATGCTGTACCGGATATAGTACCAATAATAAGTCCTCCGGTATTCAATGTAACATATGCTGTACCTGACCATCTGAATTGATATGGAGGTTTGCCGGATGAAACATCAATGTATATCTTTCCTGTTTCCGGAACTACTGCAATCGTTTTAGATGAATCTGTATATAATTTAACATTTGATATAGTTCCAGTTGCTGATTGATCATATGTAGCATACACATCCAATACATCATCGACATAGGAAGGAAGATTACTGCTAGGAACTAATCCTGCTGTATCCAATACAAGAAGACCATTAGCTGTATTTTTCTTGTTCCATGCTGTAGATATTGGCGTTAATTTAGTATTTATATCAGTAATGGAAGCTGTTATAACCCTATTTTGTAGAGGATTTGTAGATGTAGAACTTGTTGCACTATCTACTGTTATAACAGGTATATTTATATTGCCGGAACCTAACAAAGATACACTATTAATGGTCTTTATGCTAGTTCCGCTAACCAAAGAGTTTTGTTTGGAATCTAAAGCATTGGTAATTACTTTATTTTGAACGGGATTAAGAGAAGTAGCGCTCAATGCTGAATCGACAATGACCTCACTTGTCTTCACAACAAATTTACCGTCCTTTAAGATATAATCCTTGTCTTCATCTAAGACATGAACAATCATACCTTCTTTTCTACGGGACGCAATAATTGCGTTCATATCTGCAACTGTTTTCTCACTTCTATAGCCTCCTTGTCCATATGTTTCACTATGTGTAGCGATGATATCCTGCGTTGTAAACGGAGTTATCATGGAGGCGACATTGGTTCCGGGTATATCTGCCATGACTGTTTATTTGAATGATATGTATAATTTACCGTACTGTATAGTATTTAATCTCACAACTTTGTAAGCTACCGTATAACCTTGTGCATTGACTACATTTTGATCAGTAACAACTATGTCTGTATTTCTAAACTGACCTACCCATACTTCAAGTCCTGAATAAATGCTTGCAGGAATTACATAATATGGATAACGACCCCCTGTGCAATCAAATAGGGACTCGCTCATAGTTCTACTATTAGCCCATGCCCATCTGCTTAATGCTAATATTTCATCATTTGTCAAAGTCGTATTTGGAGAAACTCCAAAATACTTTTTACTGAGAAATGAATATGATGCCGATCTAGTCACTGATTGAGAATTATAATATGCTATTACAGTATATGATTTATTAGATGTAATTTCAACCGGAGATGTATAAGACTTAAAATTAGCCGCTACACCTTCCTTGTTACCGTTCACAGTTGCATTGGTAGGATTAACCTCCTCTCCTTTTCTTTTAATAACCCAACTCAATACAGGTTTTGTACTGCTTCCGATTTCATAAGTGCCTCCTCCACTAAAAGAAGTCATACTTATTTGGAATACAGCATCCATAAGCTCATTAATATATTGAGTTATGATCTTATTCATTACCGGATTTTCTGATTCTGTAGAAAGAGCACTATCAATGATAATTTCTCCTCCACTTGATTTCTTTTCCGGAACGGTAGCAATACTGCGATTTTCATTTGTTTTAATTTTAAATGCATAAAGAAAACCGTCTGACGGATTTACATAAGCCACATCCATGACACCTTCTTCAGATGCAGGAATGATAGAAAAATTGGCATACATTGAAAGAGCTACCAAATACTGATTTCCTAGTTTCTCTTTCCCTCTATAAACAACTGTATTTTTGGATACATTTTTATCTCCATAGAGTTTGATAATTGCCTGATGATCTTCTGCGCTCAAAGTTAAATCTGTCGTTCTAGTACTATCCAATAATGTCTGTGTAGATATATAGATAATACTATCCACATTGATGGACATTTTTTCCTGAGTCCACTGCGTACTTCCGGGATTCTTAACAAGAAGAACTTTATCGTTTACAGTCCCATCAACAATAGCATCTACATTATCAAGAGATCCTAATGTATTAGCCTCAGCTATAGGCATTATAGGTTCTGAATATTCCTCATAGATAGCATTACCGTCTTCCTCATATATAACATTGGCTGATTCTTCAATAATGGCATTTTTACCTCTTACAAGAATGCCATCATTAAATGTAATATGTTCTAATGCAGTATCAGGCACATCTTTACGAAGAAAGTATTTTAATCCCATTTTCAGAAAGTCAATAGAACCGATAGTGCTTAATAGACTTTGTTGGACTGCGGAAATAGATTTTTGTAATGTTCCCTTTCGTATTGTAATCGTATCTGAAAGCTCAACAGTAATTTCCGGCAATATCTCATTATTGGAAACTTTGTATGTATAATTAGATACATATAATTCATACTTTTGAGAATTATATTCAATTTGCAAACGAGCATTCTCATTTAATTGAGCAAGAATATCCGGATGATTTTCTAAATATATACGGCTAAATGTTATTGAGAAATTAAATTTTTCGCTATTGTTCTGAGCCATATATCGAATGATCTCTTCTTTCAGATCGTTCTCTGCGCTTAATATATATGCTTGTGGTAGCTTAATATTTAGAATAACAAAAGAGTCTCCGGCTTCCGGCTTATAGTTATTCGTTTCATTAGGCATAACTATATTGAAAGTCGAATCATCTTTTTTTAAAGCTAACCAAACTTCATTTGTCCTAGTATTCTGCTGTCTTTCCTGAATATTTTTTTTGTTAATTTTCTCTGCAGCGTTACCGGGAGCAATATTTCCATTGCTATCAACTTGTACTGGATTCTGAAATATTGCTTTTTCACCTTCACCTTCCTCTTTTACTTCTACTATGAAATTACAAGCAGCACATTTACCACTTGTCATGGAAAGAGTCATCTCACCGCTTGAAATACCTTGCTCGAATAGATTGAATCCATATGTACCATCTGTCTTCCTTAATTTTACATAGAAATATGGATGTAGATATGCATTTGTTTTTTTATCTAATTCGTCATTATCCTCATCGTCAAATGCAATAGCCGCAATCTCTCCAATTAGTTGTCCGGCAGCATTCCTAACTCCCTTAATTGAAGGTTTAATGTTTTCAAATTTTACAATTATTTCTTTAGGATTCCCTTCGGTATATTCGTTTTCAAACGTATAATATTCATTTGTACCGGGAATCTTATATGTATTATTCTTAGCATTGTAAAAGTGCTGCAATCCCTTGCTCTCTCTATAGATAGGAGGCATCAGATTCTGAGCATATGGAATATAATCTGTCTTTAATTCAATTTGCTTAAACTTATCTCCCACAGCAGGAGTTTTAGTAATACTAATACCAATAGCAGGAAGAGATACTACCGCATTATTTAAAAACCAATATTTGCCATCATATCCAATGCTGATTGCTTTAATGACAGCATAGACTTTATAATAGTCTATAAACTCATTGGTTTGGAATTGAAATATAAAATCTAAATTATATTCTCCTATTGCAAGATCACCTAAACTATAATCCCATGTATTTAACTTTGTATAAGTCAGGTTGTTGTTTTCCGCATCTGAAAATTTCATTTCAAGACCTTCGGGTTGCCAATCTTTGGTAGGGGGATTTGCATTCTTCCAAACCCGTCTCATTAATGGCTGAATTCCCACTCTCATCTTTCCTTCACGATACATTTTTAATCGCATCCGGATAGTCCCCTTCCATACTCCTGTTTTTGGAACAGTATTTATTACTTCAACACGTGGGATTTCTACTTGATTCTTAAGAGTATATTGATACTGCATTCCAGTGTCAGACCACAAATTATAGCTATATGCATTTGCGGCTTCACCTTCACGATATTCTATAGTCTCGTTTATATTTACCTTCTCTGCAAACAAATCTTTGTCAGAAATCCGAATGTCCGCTTGTTTAATTGCAGTATTATTTGCATCAGCTTGTACGCCTATATCTCCTTTTGGATTATCATTCGGATAGTAATATGGAATATTCTCATCACTACCAACACCCGTACATCTATTAATTATACGATAATTAGCGTTTGTCTTAGTGATTGAAAGGAGTTGGTTGTCATGCCCATATTTAAATGTCTGAGTTATCGCATTACTGGAAAATCCAATATGTATTACTCTGCCTGCAAAATAATATGGTAATTCATATGTTTCAAAAACTAGCTGTAAGACTTCACTGAAAAACTTATCTTCAAAAGTCATCAATTTACCTTCTGAACTAATTCCTTCATCTACAACAATGGAATATTTTAGACCTGAATATTTTAAAGAATAGTTCATACGTTTAGCAAATTCATTTATATCACCATAAAATGTGAACTTAGTGCTATTACTAACGTATTGATCTATATTGGCAGCATCAGGTGATACCGCATCATAAAAATATGTATTGTCAAGCTGAATCCTTTCTGAAGTAAATACAAGGTCATGCTTCCATCTTAAATCGGTATTGGATTTGGAAGAAGAAGGAGTAGTGAAGATATAATATTTTTCTCCCCTAAATTCAACAAACTGAGTCTCATCCCATTCGTTATCAAGACAACGAGGATACATTAAAGTAGCCGAAAGGCTAATTGAACCCATTCTCCCGGACACAAATTGGTAGTCAGCTATTACAGCTTGTGCTCCATTGTTAGGGAAAGGAGTTTTGCTACCGTCCTGTCCCAATGAAAATATTGAGAGTTTTTCGACCATTTTATTTGTTATATTCGAATATATATCTATATTTGCAAATGAGAACTTTTGATTTATGAAATAAAACGTAGTGCCCGGTAGATTCCTTTTGGACTGCCGGGCATGTTTTATAATTGTTTCTTTGCATTTATCTCATCAACTCATTTCTTTATGAGTTCTTCTGATTTATCTACAAAATCTGCGACTGGACAAATTCCATTTTGCGGTAAGTGATGACATTTAAACCATTGTTGAATCGATTTCTCTAAAACTGAATTTCTAATTTCCATTTCCCCTAATCTTCTCTCCAACTTTAGTTTGTTGTTCTCATACTCTTTTTTGTCTTCTTCACGATTTTCTTTCACTTCATCTATAACTTCCCGAAGATTCTTTATTTCATAAGATATCTTTTCCGGTCTTGTCTTAATCCAAGACGAAACTCCGGCAATAGCCCCACCACTACCGAATATCAACATTAATATGTTTGTCCAATCCATACAGAAATATATTATTCGTTATTGTATACAAAGATAACAAATAAATTTATAATACAGTAGTTTTCTTGGTTTTTGTTGATCTCGTAGATGTCTTAGGCGATATAGTTTCCAAAACAGGAGCTATGATCTCCTCTCCCGACCATTCGGATGATGACAATAAGGCTGATAATTCTTCATTTTCATATACCGGATATGGATACACAGGCTCAAGTGGAGTCTCATCATCAGTTAATGGGAGTAATGCAGCAACAGGAAAGAGTAATTCATAATGACTCAATTTCATTATTACTTCAGTCCCATTATTGTTTTTGCGAGGAACTAAATGTAATTCATCAAGAATCTCCTGTGGTACTTCATTTAATTTTTCTACCGGAAATACAATATATTTCATAATTGCTTCTTATTAAAAATGCGAATTAGGGAGTTAATCGGTTATTAATTCATTGCAGAATTTATATTCCTCGCAGTTAGAATTAAGATACTCCTTATACTTGTTTCCGCAAAAGATTAATTTGCCTTGTTGTCTGTCAAGAATTTGCCCCACTCTAAAGCTCGGAATATAACTATTCTTAATAGCAAAATTGATATATCCGTGCAATTCTCCGTATGGATCATCAGATGCAGCATGATAAGTAACAGTATAAGGCTTATCTCCTCCACTTGGTCTTTCACCAACAAACTTAAATGTACATCCCTCTATCACAATGTTGCTTGATAACGCAAGACCACCGCCAATACACTTTGATAGAGCGTTATCCATTGTTTCGTATTCGCTGACAAAATGGATGTTGTAATATTTATTAACATAACTCTTGATTACCGCACCTGGGTCATCGTGTACTACATAGCAGCCATTGATATTGTGCAAAATAGCATCATGTAATTCATAACCACCTCCAGTAGAGCTACAACCGAATAAGTTGCAATGCTCATTTATATCTGCATTTTCCCCCGTGTAATGCAATGTAATTTTTGAGTTGTTAAACCAATATCTGCAACCTCCGCCAATAGGCAATTCGTGACCTATTAATTTATATTTGCTTTCAATCAAATCGAAAATTTCTTGATCAAACAGATAATCTCCAAATTCCCAAACAATATCTACATTGCCAATCGTATACGCATCAATCAATTTGTTTAATATTTCCTCTTGCGTATCAGTTGCCCTGATATATATCTTTTGTAATTTACTTTCGAGTTTACTCTCTATGATTACGCCATCCTTTATTGAGTCGGATACAACCTTGCATTTAGCTATCACACTTTCTTCTATATGTGTAATTTTGTAGCATGATCTATAAGCGTAATAATAGGATATAATTACTTTGTCAATTCCGTTCGGTACGATGTATTCTCGTGTTACAACATTGCTAACGCCTTTGTCAGTGATGGCATTTCCATTGACATCATAAGCGCACAAAAACTTAAATGTAGCTCGACCACCTTCTGTTTCATTCAAGTCGGTTACAGCTATGATATCATTTTCATTTACTACTATTTCTTGATATCTATAGCTAGTAGCTGACGCTCCAGAATACGTACCATTAGCGTTATAAAATCCTATATTATTGTCATCTTTCGGATAAGTTATTTTTTCCTCCGAAGATACGACTTCAAAATTTTCTTTTATACCACTAACTTCTATGTTTGCTTCTTCAAAATTCCCATCTATCCCTTGCGCAATGACTCCCCACTTTTGCTCGGAGTCCTTTGCTATGTCAAATATCTTTTCCATATTATTCGTTTTTAATTAATGTTTCATTTGAAATTAAAGTATCGTTACCTAACATTGTCAAGTAGCTGGAGATAACTATGCTGATCTTCTGAGGAGACTTGGTGACCTTTCCGGTTATCTCGTAGGTTCCATTGTCTCCAGAGATGGATATGTCGCTGATGGCGTTGGATGACACACCGACCAGCTTATCAGAAGCATTTGACAAGATTATGGTGATAGTGACCGTGCTACCCTCGGTAATGTATTCGCCCGGATTAACTGAGTAGGAGATCGAAGAGTAAGGGATGTTACTCTTTACAATCGGTCTAAACTCAATCATATCCGGATACAGAGTGCCTGCCTTGTACTTTCTCAATTGTCTCTCTAGTAAAAACTCGGAGAGGCTGTAGGGGAAGAGCATGAGAGACCATAATGCGAACTTGGAGAAACGAGAATCACCGTCTCTAAGCGTTCCTAGCCACATGGAGTCACTGTCAACGCCTGTACCTGCTTGGATAGGATTTCCATTATATATGTACTTTGATTGATAAGATAGTTTTCTTTTGAAATCAACTGAAACTGATGTTGCTGCACCATAACTGTATGCTTCACCTGTTATCTCACTGATAAAAGCTCCGTCAGGATTATCCTTACTAACAATACCTCCTTTACTCGTCTCTATCTTTCTATCCGCCACTACCGTATAGTCCTTCAAAATAGGCAATCCGGTAGCTTTGCCGAAGTCGGAGATACCGTCTAGATATAACGCACCATCAATTATTCCACTTTCTCCTTTCCAACCGATGTTGTTTAGCTGAATGTTGTGACCTCCTACAAAGTCAATCAACTGATCGTTAAACTCTGCGTGGTTGTCGTTAGTGATGCCCTGCTTCTTGACGTTGCAGTACAACTGAGGCTTGATGATCTGTCCCGGACGATCTAAGTTGAAATAGGCGATAATTTGGTTAATTTCGTCGGTGGTTAGGACTTTGTTGGCGATAAAGCCACCTGCGTAGGCGACTTGAGATGTATCTATAATTGCACCACTACTATCTATAAATCCTTGCACACTAAGCTTTGCGTTTGATATCTTCCCATACGTACCTAATCTATAATCTTCTTTATCTCCTAATATATTGTTTATTACTGAGGAATTGCTAGAAATAGGACTTTGAATATTAAAGCATGTATAACCGTATATTCCTGTTTTATTAAGAGAAACTCTAAGCTCATTTCTTACATATCCAATATTAGATTCTCTGATATAATTAGTTAATGGAATATCTGAGATGCCACGTAAGGATATCTGATGAATAATACTCACCACCGTAATCTCATTGCTACCCTCCAACATCTCAGAGACGGGCTTGACGGACTCGATTATGTCGTCTACTCCGTCTGTACATAGCCAGCCTTCGAAGTCGGGGAGTTGCTCGATAGTGAAAGATTCATGAGGGAATATTCCAAAACCTATATTAGTATTTTCTTCCCCATTATATAAATCGTTTCGTGAAATAGGTAGTATGTATGTTCCTTCTTTATTAATAGAAAAAGTACTTCTAATACTTGGATTTGCTTCGTCTATGTAATAATAAGTTATAGTTTTTGTTAATTTACTAACTTTTATTTTATAAGATGGAATCACATATCTATTCTTGTTTACATCCAACCATATTACTAATGCTGTTTCACTATCTTTATTGCTTACTGATATTTTATTTGGAGATACTTCTAAATCATTTATTTGTCTCTTAGTCCATTTAGTAAAATCAGTACTATACAGCCCATACCCACTATTCCCCGCAAATCCGAAGTTCAGCAATTTAAAATCATTACCTTTCCCGGTCTTATCTTTTAGAATACTTCGGTCTGCATCTTCATTCGTCTTACCATAGGTGGAAATTACTGAAACAACGCTAGATAGGACAGCCGGATCAATATATGATTTACCACCTTTACGCTTGTATTGATTTCCTATAGCGAAGTCAATACCTAGCCCTATTCCTTTAGCTCCTCCACTCATTCGATATAACCAATAAAGATTCTATAATCAGTTAGAAGCTCACTTGTTACATTGATTTTAATTAAAGCGATAGGATTCCACATCATTGACGTAAGTGGAAGATCAGTCATTTCTTTCTGATATGTAGGCAACCCATTTACAATTGCAGTATTAGATTCCCCTTCTTTGGAAAATAAAAATACGTAAAATGGATGAATATCATCTACTAAAGTCGCTTCTTTTATTTCTGTTACTTTTGTTATAATGTTCTGATACATAATTATTCCTCCTTATCATTATTTTTTGTTACTATATTTTGATGTTATTTCTAATTGCCGTTCTTGATCTGCAATCTCTTTTTCTTTTTGCTTTTCCAATCTTGCTTTTTCATCCGGTTTAGAATCAGGATTCTTTTCTATAGCTGTGTCCTTAGATATCATACCATTACTAATTCCAGTAGCCAATCTCTGTACTAAATCAGTTTCAGACTGAGGTCTCCAAACCACAAATTTAGCATTAATTTTTAGATTTTCAAAATCAGTAATTGCAGTGGGCTGAATCTTTTTATACACAAGTTCTTTAGCCAATCCCTCTTTAAACAAACGGCACATTTTATCTGCAACATTCTGATATTCAGCAGCATGTTCCAACCCCTTTTCAATGTCCATTGATTGAGTAAGCATAATAGCAATGCCGGAAATATCTCCAGTCATTTTAACATCTTTAGGAAGCAAGAAAGTTGTACTTGTAGCTTTCTGTATTGTTTCTTCCATTAACTGTAATGTGTCAATCGTTCCCTGCGGAGAAGGAGGTGTCAAGAACTTGGCATCATTACCTGAAGCATCAGTTCCTGCCGTTTTGTCATTAAGAATAACAGATCCGGCAATTTTCTTCCCTGTTTCATCAAAGCGACCTTTAATATACAGAATCCCCCATCCATGTCTTTTTTGAATAACATTAAAAATATTATATAAAATTTCGTAAGATTCAATAACGCTTTGTCCGTCATTCCATGCGACATCGCCTCTTTTTGTTACAAGAGGAATTTCAGAGAATCCATGAGATTTAGTCTCGACTAATCTCCATCCATATTTATTAGTATCTACAGCATAATCATCACGGATAAAACGATATAAGTTTTCTTTATCATAACAATCAATATACTCAACATCATCTTTGGGATAATAAACAGCCTCCATGATGCGATCCCCATTTTCATCATTATGTGGAATCAAAACAAAACCATCCATGTAAGATATAAGCCTAGATTTGATTTGTTTGTCTTGGTCAAAGTAGTATAACAATCCGGCATCTCCAACAGATAATTGTGCATCTGCTAACTTTCTTTTCATTCCATCTTGGTTCCTCAGATCCCAATATTGTTTAAATGTAATAAAATCCTGTTGTTGTTGATCTGTCGGGTTTTCGTCAACTATTGTAAATTCCATTTTATTTCCACACAGATGCTGTACCTGTTTGTCTTTTATATTTTTTTGGAATGGGACAGCCATCTTCTGATATTTGATCTCGACAAATCCTCCACCTTGTTCTTTGTCTAGCTTCATAGTAATAGAAGGCACATTTTGATCGTATAGAACACGGTGATTTAGTGGCTCTAGTTCTTTTAGAAACTCGCTTTGATGAATCACTCTTTTCTTTATAGCCGGAAGTTCAACTTTAACGGTCTCATTTATATCAACTTTAGTTGGATATAAACGAGCACATGAACTCATGTCATATCCTCTAAAAAAAGGCTTCTTTCTTAATAATCTTTCCGGTTCTGAAAGAAGTTGCTTTATTTGTTCTTTATAATCAGGCATTCTTGTTTGGATTTTCAATTAAATTATACTTCTGCATTAAAACCTCTTTAGTTGGGACGGCAATTTCATGCCGACAATATGGGCAAATATCATTATATTTTTGTTCTACAATTATATATTGCTGTTCTACTTTTTCAGCAACAGAGAATTTGTCGTTAAGTCTAGTACGAACATCCGCTTCTAATTTTAATGCATCTTTTATAGACATTCCATTTTTGATAGCTTCCGGTATTTTTGCCAATAGACGTACCATAGCTTCTTTGTTTTCTTCAAATGTGATATCTTCATATTCAGCCTGAATGTCTTCTTCATCTACATTTTTGGTTTGCTTCTTATTTTTAAAATTAGCATCAATATATGTTTTGAGAAACTTTATTGTTTTTGACTTATGATATTTTGAAATCACATCTTCTTCTCCGTCCCCAAAAATGGATTTATAGGCAATTGTAGAACTGTTATATTCATTAAATAAAACGATATACGAAATATCTCTAACAGTTATTTCGTACTTCATCTTAGCGCAATCCTCTATTATTTTTTTTAAATCCTTTGCTTCCATGATTTATATTTTAAGCCCAAAAAGAATCTTCATAAACACTCTCATTTGAATCACATTCAATTTCATCTCGCTGATCTATTGCCGTTTTTTCAAGTTCTGTCCCATATTGATATTCAGCTAACGGGAACATTCTCATTGCTATAGCATCAAGTAAATCCATTGATCTTCCTTTACCAAGCATCTGATTCATTTCTTTTTTAGTCGCCAATCTTTTTTTGCCGCCCGGCTGTTCTTGAAAACGAACAACGGAACATTCTTCGATAAATTCAGTTTCTATCAAGACTTCCGTTTTCAATTTTGCGTGATAATATTTACGATTGGCTACATCATCAGAAAATGATATTTTCCGTTCAGTGATAAGAAATTTTAATCTGAGATATGCTTCATCCTTTCTATTAGCTGCTGCTCTCGCATATAATCCAACAGGAGGATAAGATGAGATGAAAGGAATTGCATCGGGTATATAATCTAATATGTATCTTCCGTTTGTACCGTCAAATACAATATGAGAATCCGGTATGTCATGTTTAGCTGCGAGCAATTTCAATTGATTAGCATTTTGGGCGGGAGTAGTCTTTCCTAATACTAACATATCATATATGTGCAATCCATCCCATACTAACGCAATAAAATTATCAGTGCCATAATCAGCTAAGTCTGCTGTAATCCATTTATTTCCGTTCACTTGTGGATCAGCCATTAAGCATTCACGTGCAGCCCAACTTGGAATAGGTGATTCAGATTCATCTAAAATATCTACATTCCAGTTTCCTGCAAGATTGGCTAATGCTTGTTTTTCGCCCATTGCAGCAACGCTAGCCACATATCCCGGATTAGTCTTAAGCAGTTCCTCGTTCATGTCCAGTGAACCGCCATAGAAAGTAGTAGTCTTAATGAAATCCTTATAAGTAAACTTTCCTCCTCTAGCATTCAATTTTTTAAGATGCCCATCAATTTGATGTTTGCATTGTTCGTAAACTTCTTCCGGAGTATCTCCAAATGCTACATCTTTGATATTGTCTCCTTTAATATAAAAGTATCTAACAACTCCATCTCTTTCCGGAATTGGATAACCAGTTATAGGATCAATATACCAATCAAGCCAAATTCTAAGCCAATGATTCTTTTTAGGATTACAGGTAATTCTGATCTTGCCATTCCATTTACCGGAACTACGATTACGAGAAAAAGCCAATCGAATTGTACTCCATTCAAATCCTGTTCCTTCATCAAAATAAATAACCCCATATTGCCATCCTTTTACACGTTCTAGAACGTCTTCGGGATTTTCATTATCCATGTGAGTAAAATCGACAAAAGCTCCATTCTTAAATGTAGCACGAGGATTTTCCGACCGTTTGACCTTTACAGCATCTCCATAAATCTTTTCAATCTCATCAACACCACCACCACCTACTTTTGTATCTTGTATATTCTTACGAATAAAAACCATACGAAAATTAGGGTCAAGAGAAGGTTCTGCCGCCATCAGTAATGCAGCGAAAGATTTGCCAACCCCCATAGCGGCTCCACCTACAACAAAATCTACGTTACTTCGAACGAATTTTTCTTGGAAGCCTTTTTGCGGACGTATTATTTTGAGTTTATTTTCGCTGTTTTCTGACATGAGGTGCAATATTTACATGCAAAAATAGTATTATATATTCTATGAATATTTAGCCTCGGAATAAAAACGTTCACCAGTGAATGTTTTGTTATACTCTTCACTCTTTTTCAATAGAATAATGCTTTTATTTTGTATGCGATTATTAATTCAATCTTAATAGACTTATGAAGTTTACTCAACAACAAGCCTTTGAAAACCTCAAAGGGAAATTGACACAAGGTGGGAAAACCCTACGCATGTCAGAAAGAACAATCAATAAGCAATTAGAAGCCCTAATTCCATTATTGACAAATGATGAATCTGAATTAGATGATTTTGTGTCGAAGGTGTTCCCTGCTTTTCAGGAGACAAATTCAAACATGGAGCATGATTATGCAGAATTCGTCAAAGCTTATAAGCCGCAGGATGACAAGGGAAAAGGTAAAGGCGCAGATGCAAAAACAGATGAAGCCTATATCGAAATGCAAAACAAACTTGCAGAACTTGAAAAACAGGTGTTAGCGGATAAAAAGGAAAAGCAATTAGCTAGTATTAAAAACAGTTTAAAGTCAGCGATGAAAGAAAAAGGCATCAAAGATGATAAATGGGTTAATAAGTATTTAGCTGAAACGAGCATTACGGAAGATCTTGATGTGCAAGAAAAAGCAAAATCTGCACTAGAGTTTTACAATTTGAATCGTGCTGAAATTCCTGATGTTGTTACTCCTCTTAGTCCTTCGACAAAGTCTACTGAGATGAAAGATATGTGGAATGATTTAAAACCCCAAAAAGAATAAGATGGAAAACGATCTTTTAAATACCTATGGTGCGGTCTACTATGGTAGAGTCACGAACCAAATGCGAGGTCAGATCGGTGGGACGAGAGAAGTCTTTGTTCCTATCGTAGATATCAAAAATCATCAGGTATTCCCAACTACAGGTGGACTTGTAAAAAATCCATTTAAAAGAATGGGTAAAATGTACGCAGGAGATTTGGTGGAATATCGATGGAATGGTAACGGAAAAGCCAATAAACATGAGCAGGCAGAAATTATTTTGCTAAAAACATTTGAAGTACAGGCTGCTTCGTCAGCAACTACTGTTTTTATTAAAAGAGATGGATTCAGACATCAGCCTTCAATTGGTGATGTTTTGATGAAAGCTCCGGCTGAATTTGCTACTGCAGGAATGGCTCACACTGTTGTTGCTGTAGAGAAAACGACTAACAGTAATGCAGACGTTTGGAAACTTACTTTTAGCGCAGCTATCGGATCTTTGACAGCAGGAGATATCCTCGTTGAAGGAGATAAAGATGGCACAGATGCTAAAATGCTAGTACAGAATCCGAATGCAGTGTTGCCGTGCGACTATGACTTTAAATATGCTCCGGCTGAAAATGATGAAGATTTTGATGGTGCAAGATATTATCTTACTCCAACTCTTCATGCATTGATGTACGAAATATTAATGTCACCTACTCCGGAAGTCGTTAAAAAATTAAATAAGTCAAATGTTGACGGTTGGTTTGAAATCTAAAGAAAGGAGAAACTATGAGATTTGATTTTGATAGCAGTCGTTATGCTGCTCTTTTTAGAAGTGGAGATGGTCGTCAACTTTTGCAATCAGTCATTGATGATTCGGGATTGATCGACATTAACTATAATTGGTGGAGAAGTCAGTTCTCTGTAAACCCGAACGCAACTCCTCCTGCATCAGATGGGACTGCGACATATAAGGTTAATCAGAGACAAACAACGAGTGCTCCTTTGATGGACTGGCGTGCTCCTCTTGGTGATGCTCATCCGTTTAATAAACAAGGTCTTTCTTTCTATACTGGAAGTATTCCTGATTTTATTTCAAGAGCTATTGCTGAAACCGCTATGGAGCGTCAGTATAAAGAAGATAAATTTGCAGAATTTGGAAGTGATGCTGATATTATACGTGAATGGACAAAGGATGTTCAGTTCTTGATTGATCAGAAAGATCAAACATTGAACCATCTTTCTGCACAATTAATTTCTACAGGTAAAATTGTCTATACCGCAGGAATGGGTATTACCGGGCCTCAACAGAAGGCTGAAATCCCCGAAGAAAACTTTGAAAAAGCAGGAGCTAAAGTTTGGACTGCCCCGGATGCCAAGTTGTTTGATCAAATGGTTATTATAGAGAAAAAATTCCGTGATAGAACAGGATACACTGGTGCTATGAAATGGCAGATTACAAAGAAAATGTATCAGGACGTATTTTTGAAAAATACACAAGTCAAGGAATGGGTAGGATATTTACGCAACTTAAACACTAATAGTCCTGTTGCGGCTCCGGATATCGCTATTATTCTTGATGATATGTTTAATGCTGCCGTAAAAGCATATGACGGTCTTTCTCCTATCGAAATTGTAGTAGAAAAAGAGAAAAACTCAAATTGGGCAGGTGATGAGATGGTACATGGTTGGGACGAGAAAGTAGCTGTATTGCGCCCCGCAGGAGATGCCGGATTGATCATGCATACTTCTATTCTTGACGAAAAGTTAGCAAATAAATATGGAAATAAAGTAATTGACTCCGTATTTGCAAACATTGATGGATTCTCACGTTTGGCTAATTTTACGATGGCTGATGGTCAATATAAATCATGGGAAACTCGTTTGATGATGAGTGCTACTCCTGCATTGACCGAATTCTTATATCATGTCATTGTTGATACAACCGTAGCAGATTCTTAATATGGCTCAATTTGACATTATAACATATCTAGAAGGTTTGACCGCCTTTGTCTTTGACAAGGCGGTTCTAACCCGTATCGCAATGGAGAGAGATGTAAGTGATATTACTGATTTTAAATCATTAACTCAAAAGCAGAAAGACCTGTTATTGGCTGATTTATTATTTGTTATATATACATCTCCTAACTATACAGCAAGTCAGACGAACCAACACGGAGCATACACGAAAACGATTGGGAGTCAAAGATATGATACGAAAACAGATATTTATAATCTCATGATTGGATTATATAAGAAGTATGATGACGACAAGTTAGAGCTTGTCTCAAGCGGAGGAGTTTCATGGATTAACGAATACGACTGATGATCATAGACAGGCACGAAACAGAAGAATATCCTTATGATGGAGAATTCTATACTACTTGGATAGATGAAAGCAAACCATTAGACCAACAGAAGGAAGAAGATTTAATATTGCTAAAGACTAAATGCGATATTCAGGAGGCACAGAAAAGTGATTCAGGTAATAGCATTAAAGCATCTTTCAATGTTTATTTCCCTTTTGATAAATCTGTAGGAATCAAAATCACAAGAGGTGTCTTATTCAGAGGGAATATGTATGGAATGCGTGTAGATGGAATGGTTATTGGACTTTTTCCAACACAACTTTCAGGTTGTGCTGTATATTTAACAGATAATACATCAAGTAATTTAAATGGCTCAGTATAGTTTTATAAATAAATTAGCTATGAAATTAGCAGACGATGGTCAAAGGCTGATCGAAAGTGCTTATATACAAGCTGATTATGATAAAACTAAAACTCAGAATCTCCATGATAGTTACGGAAGCGCTGTTTTTTATAAAAGAGAATTATATCCGGGTACAAAAAGGTTTTTTACTAAAATGGCTACTACAGCCAAATATGATCCATATCAGCATGAATATATAACTGGTAGAAGATCTGTAGAAGAATTTTTGGGAACCTTTAGACCTCAAAGCAATGGGATGCAATTAATAGTTGTAGTAACCATGTTTTATGGAGGAATATTGGAAGCCGGACAAGATCCGTTAAGACATAAATATAAAGTTATATTTACGGTAGGCGATGACTTGAAAGAGTTAGCAAGAAAAATTAGTGATAACGTGAAAATTTTAAAAATTCAACGTGACGAAGTAAGCCCGTTATAATATGAGTTCAGCATACACTACTATATCATCAATAGAAACATTTTATAACTCTATCTTAGATGGAGATATTTCAGAAAATGTATATCCTTCTACCCTTCCGCCTAACAGACCGGATGACTGGAAAGATATGGCGGTTATTTCATGTGATAATGGAATAAAAAATAAGGGAGCCGTAAATGAAGGATATGTTGAGATTTGGCTGTATGCAAAACCAATGGCTAATGGGAAGAAGAATGTTGCCGTGATGTCAAGAATGGAAAACAGATTGGATGAAATAATTCAAGAGCAACAAGAAACTAATTTGCATTATCGCCTGTTTCGTGAAGAAACTCGTACCGATTATGATTCAACTAAAAATATGCATGTTAACATAGTGAGAATACATACAACAATTATTTAATTAAATAACTTATTAATATGGCTATAGATTTAACAAAACCCATCATATTGGGTGGAGTAACAAAAGTAGAAATTACTCCTTTTACCGACAGTGAAGGATTGACTCCCGGTAGTGAAGTTTATGACTTGACTAAAATTGTAGCTGATAGTACATCTATCACGCAAGATGATTATACTATCAATGCGACAGACAATGAAGTATCGGATGAGCCTCTGTTCGAAAACGTAGTTTTGGGACGGTATACCTTTGCTACAACCAGTGGTGATATTCAGGATGACATCTTGACTGGACTTTTCGGATTTAAGAAAGTGACCGTTGAAGGAAAAAATGCATATTGTGCACCTAATACTTATTCTCCTAAATGGGCAAAAGTACGTGTAGTATTTGGTACACTTGGCGCACTGGTTTGCCCACGTGTAAAGCTTAGTCCTAAAATTACTGCTTCTACTTTGAAAACAGGTATCGTGCAGGGTGAAATCAGTGGTACTTGTTACGCAGGAACAGTTGGTACAGGTTCTGACATGACTCCATTCTATGTTGAAACTGCAGCACAGGGGGGAGCGTAAGGGAATCAGCTTCTCCGACTAATTCCCTAAGAAGTATAAACGGAGATTCTAGTTCTAGTAAAAAAGTTAAAACAGGAACAGTATTGTAAAATAAAAAGGGAGGGAGAGTTAGACTCCTTCCCTTTTTTAATAATAAGTTATGGAAGAGATAAAAAGAAAAACATTTAGAGATCCTGTATCAGATGAAGCAATGGAGCGACTTGTCAAAATCATGACGAATAGCCCGACTTTGGTAAAATTGCAAAATACAGAGTTTGAAATAACTGCTTTAAAACCGGGAACGCAATGGAAGATAGCGGAAGAAGCCACTAAAATTAATAAGATAGAAAAAGCTACTTTTGGAGATATATTGCAAGGATTATCGCAAGAGTTTCCTGTTGTATGTAAAATTCTTGCATTAGCTATTCTCAATGATAAAAAGGCAATTGAAGAAAATCTAGAGAGATTTATAGATGTCTTACTGTGGGAATGTGAATCTAGAGATTGGGGACAACTTCTGTTTGAAGTTTTAAATCTGATAAATGTGGATGTTTTTTTTTCGATTATCAACTCGATACAGACGTTCAGGATGATAGTCTTGGAGAGAAAAATGAAGACGACCGAACAGAAATAATAATAGCTAGAACATCTTATGGTGAAATGTTTGACTTCTTAAAAACATTTCCATCTGTAACGGTTCAACAATATATGTGGGAATTGACAGTACCACAAATTCTGCTAGCTAAATATGATTCAACCCACATCATTTATCTATCAGAAGAAGAGAAAAAAAGAAGAAATGCAGTGCATATTGACAATCCAATGCAACTGTTTAATGACTTTGGAATACCTGTATTACCTCAATAAGAAGAAAAATGGCAGACGGATATATATTAGAAATACCGGAAGAAGTTTTAAAGAAACTCAATACGGCAGACGAAAAGATAGAACAGATTGCTGAGACAAGTGAGAAAACTCAGAAAGCTGTTAAAGAGGCTTTTGCTCAAATGGCAAGTGGAGTTGATCCATTTATCGAAAGATTAAAACAAGCAAAAGCAGGGATGCAGAATATTATTCCTAAAGAGTCAAGCAACAATTACGAGAGGTTAGCTAATAATATAGCAAAGGTATCTACTCAATTAGATAAAGTAGCAGATTCGCCAATCGATAATGTCAATAAGAAACTAGATACAATGAAGAAGTATCTAGAAGATGCCACAACTGCTTCTCAGAAATTAGCTGCTGCTAAAATTAGTGGAGTTATTCCTAAAGATACATTAACTTTAGGGAATACAGCTAATACGGTAATTCCGGAAATTGAAGCTCAGATAAGAGTATTAGAACTTCAACGGGCAGAATTAAAACAAAATGAAATATATTGGAAAAATTATCTTGATAATATAAATGGAACATCTCTTGCTGCCCAAAAGCAAAAGGCAGAAATGGAACAATTGAATCGTTCGTTTAGAGATGGGCAATCAGCAATTCAGAGACAAGTTAAGGCTGAAGATCAATTAGCTGTTGCTGCCAATAAAGTTTTTACTGCATTAGATAAAGCCGCTATTGCGCAGAAAAAACGAGATGATTCTATTAATAATAAGGCTAGCCAAGCTGCTGCAAAAGCAGAAGAAGAATATGCACGAGCACTAAATAGAAGCGAAGTAACCATTGTTCAAAGAGCAAGAAAAATTGAAGCATTGGCAAATGCACAACGTTCTCTTACTCGTACAGGGAAAGATTATACTGTGGAATTATCCAAAATAGCTTCTGAAACAGACCGATTAAAAAAAGCAAATGTTGATGCTGCAAACAGTATGAATAAGCTGAAAAAGGAACAATCCAGTGTTCTTAATACAACAGATCAGCTTACACGTAAAGTTGCATTATTATTCAGTGTTTCTGCTATTACGGGATATGTTGAAAAACTAATTGAAGTTCGTGGAGAGTTTGAGTTACAACAAAGAGCTTTACAGGCAATTCTTCAAAATAAAGATGAGGCTAATGCATTATTTGAAAAAACTGTAGCATTAGCTGTTAAATCTCCATTCCAAGTAAAGGAATTAGTCACCTACACCAAGCAGTTGGCTGCGTATCGTATTGAATCTGATAAGCTCTATGATACGACAAAAATGCTTGCTGATGTATCAGCCGGACTTGGTGTTGACATGGGACGTCTTATACTTGCTTATGGACAGGTAAAGGCTGCTAATTACTTGAGAGCTAGTGAAGTACGTCAATTTACTGAAGCCGGAGTTAATATTCTTGGAGAGCTAGCTGATATCTATACAGAACTTGAAGGTCGTATGGTGTCAGTGGGAGAAGTGCAATCTAGAATTACTAAAAGAATGGTTGCTTTTGGAGATGTAGAGAAGGTATTTCAACGAATAACATCTGCCGGAGGTATATTCTATAATATGCAGGAAATCCAAGCGGAAACTCTAGCCGGAATGATATCCAATTTGAAGGATAATTTTGATGTAATGTTTAATGAAATCGGTAAAGCAAATGATGGTGTACTAAAAGGATTTATAAATATTATTAATGAGATTGTTGCTAATTGGAGATATTTTGGTATAGCATTAAATGCCGCATCTATTGGTTTTATTACATATGCTGCAAAAATAGCTATAGCAACAACAGCTAATGGCGGATTCGCAGCATCTACAATAGCAGCTACTATTGAACAAGGAGGGTTGGCAGCAGCTTTAGGAAAAACTTGGCAGGCATTGAAAGGTGTTACACTCTTTTTAAAAGCCAATCCGTGGGTTGTTTTAGCTACAGTTATAGCCGGAACAGTTTATTATGTAAAAGATTTAACTGATAAATTAGATCGGACAAGAGCTACATATGATATTTTAAATAATCAATTAACTACTCAAAAAGAAAAACTTGAATCTCTAACAAAAAGTGTTCAACAACAAATTAATACTCAGGAAAAAGCAGAAGAAGCTCTAAAAAACACCAAGAAGGGTACAGATGAATATGCAGAAGCTGAGAATAAAGCAAATACAGAACGAGAGAAAACTGACAAATTGCTGAATCAATTAAAAATTCAATATCCGGAGGTCTATGCTAAAGTTATTCAAAACAAGGATGGAATAAAATCATTAGCCAACGAACAGAAAAAGTATAATGAAGAGTTAGATAGAACGCTTACGTTAAATAAATTAATGCAAGCCGGAGTGCCGTTATTTGGGGAAAGTTTCAAAGAACAAGCTGATTCCTACACACGTTCTTGGGATGAACAAAATAAAGCTATAAAAAACTTAACGGTTGACTATAACTCATTAGTAAGTGAAATGCAGTTTATTTTAAAAACAGGGAATGATATTCCTAATAGTTTTAAAGATGGACTTAATTCAATTATTAACAGTAATTCAAGTATTGAAGAAAAAACTAAATTGCTAATAAATTATGCTAGGAGTTTAGCTACTCATAATTCTAATTCAAATAGAATGCTAAATAATCTTAGAATAAGTGCAACAAAATCATTAGATGATTTAGAAGAGGCTAATAAAAATAGAAAAACTCAGCTTGCAGCAATGAACGATTCTTACGAGTTACTAAGAGATAATGCCTTGAAAGAAGCTAATATAACTCTTAATGAATTCAAACAGCTTACAAAAGAGCAACAGCAAGATTTAATGAAAAGAATGGCAGTATTTATTAAATCATCCGCAGGTGCTGAAAGTGTATTTGCCCGTTCTTTTTTAAAAAATAGAATCAAACAAGATTTTAATATTGAATTTAATTATGATGAAAAGAAAGTAGAAAAGGAATTAGATGAAAAACAAAAAGCATTAGCTGAAGTTGTAAATAAATATAATAACAAGAAAGATTTTAAAGATAAAACCGCTTTAAAATTACCTGTTGTTACTGATGAAACAACTGTAGAAGAATATAGAGATAAGATTTACAAAGCAGGACAAGCATTAATTGATGCAGCTAAAGAAAATGAAAAATCTATTGTAAATCTTACGCCTCATATTGCTAAAGTAAAAGAAGAAGCAGTGAGATTAGCAAAAGCAGCCGGAGAAGAACAAAAACAGATTGCTTTACTTTTTGGTTACATTGATAAAAAAGCAGATAGAAAATCTGAGTCCGCAGAAGAAAGAAGACTTAAAGCTCAACTCTCACTGTTAAAGCAATTGCAATCTCAGTATGAGAAACTTCGTCAGACTCAAGGAGAGATGGAGGCAACTAAGACACTTCAAAAGACATTTGGGGATACATTCAGTAATCTGTTTAAAAAGCCTATTACAAGTATTGGATTTGATAAAGTGTCAATTGCTAATGAAGCAGATTCAATAGGTCAGACATTAGGAGAGAAAATAGCTCTTTCTATTAGACAGGCATATGATCAATATTCTTCAGAACTTAGAGCTACGGCTACAGTAACAGCTACCGTAGAAGGTATAAAAGATATTGAAAGGCAGTTTGATTCTATGTTTAATGACTATGAATTATACATATCATTGGAAAACAAAGGATTAGACATGGATGCTGTGGCTAAAATGTTTGATATTGCTCCAACAACTCTTGACAAAATCAGAAAGAAATTAGAAGAAGTTTATCCTGATCCTGCTTCTTTAGGACAAAAACAACTTGATTCTTATTTTAATATTCAGAAAAAAATTACTGATAAAGATAAAGAGGAGACACGTAAGCGATTAAATAATTTTGTTGAATACCTAGCAAATTCTGTCGATAAGATTAAACAGGTTCAAAAATCAGGAGGGTTGGAAATTAACCTTGCAACTGACATGTTTAATAAAGATCAGCTTAATGCAGATCAATATGTTACTATTGTTAAGAATGTGACAGATAAAGTAAACAAAGAAGTTAGCAAACTGAATCTTGAGAAGTTTAAACAAACACCGGAATATTTACAGGCAATGGGCGATCTTTCTGCTTATACTACGACAGAATTAGAAGCATTGATTCAAAAAATGCAGCAATTTATCTCAGAATCAGCAGGAAGTCTAAATGCAACTGATTTAAAAGTTTATTCTGACGCTATTGCTAAGATACAGGATCAAATTCAAAAGAATAAATCTCCCTTCGCTAAAAATGCTTTTGCTGAATATCGTCAATTAGTTAATTTAGAAAAGGAATATCAAGCAGAAAAAGAAAGACAGAATCAGCTTATTGTAGAACAAGCAGAAAGAATTAAAGAAGTTGCAGATGCTACTCAAAGATTAAAAGAAATACAGGAAGCAGGAGAGTCAGGAGATTTTCTTCAGCCCGGTTATAAAGATGAGTTAGCTGCTGCAAATGAAGAATTTCAATTAGCCAATTCTAATTTGGGGGATACTAATAATCAATTAAACATTTCTCAAGGAAAATTAAGCAATATCTCAGGGCAAATCGGGAAAGTATCCGGTGGACTTGGTTCAGCAATGGGCATGGTTGATAAGATCGTTACTGGAATTTATCAATCCATTAATGCAACACTAGATCTTATGAATCAATTCAAGGAACTTGCTGAAAGTCGTGGAATTGATACTAATGTAGGTGGATGGAGAGAAATTCAACAAGCCGGAGAATTACTTGGGAATGTTAATGAAAGAGTAATGTCTTCTTGGAATAACTTTAAAAGTGGTAATATTGCCGGAGCCGTAGCTGACGCTATTGGTTCTATTACAACTATCTTTACTACTCTTAATAAGCAACATGACGCAAGAAGAGAGCAGACGATACAAAAAGAAATAAAAGCTGTAGAAGATCTGCAAAGAGCTTACGAAAAGTTAGGGAAAGATATTGAAAAGGCTTATGCAATCGATACTCTAAATGCTAGCAACGAGAATGCTCAACGTAATATTGAGCAACAAATTCAAAGTTATGAAAGAATGATTGCTGCCGAAGAAGACAAGAAAAAAACAGATAATGATCGAATCAAGGAATGGAGAAATACTATTGAAGATCTTCGGGAAGAACAGGCTAATCTCAGAAATAAGCAGACTGAAGAATTAGGAGGATTCGGATCTGAACAAAATATCAAATCAGCAGCGCAAGATTTTGCAGATGCATGGTTAGATGCATATCGGGAAACTGGAGATGGACTTTCTGCATTAACTGATAAATGGGATGAATATATAAATAATGTCATTGCTAAGCAATTGATGTTAAAGGGGACTGAAAAATTTCTAAAACCAATTATGGATATGATGGATAGTTTCTTAGCAAGTGGAAGCAATCTAACAGATGAAGAATTGGATAAGTTAAGAGAAGAGATTAATAAGACCATGCCTTTACTTAATGAATTTTGGAAATCCATTTCAGATAGTTTTAAACTCCCATCCACCGGAGACACTGAACTTAGTGGTCTTCAAAAAGGAATAGAATCAGTAACAGAAGAAACGGCACAGATCGTTGAGGCATTATTGAATTCAATAAGATTCTTTACTGCTGATAGTAATTTACAGTTGAAAAATCTATATTTGGCATTTACAAGCGTTGATCCAAAACTTAATCCGATGTATGGGGAACTTGTGGCACAAACTGCAATACTCAGAAACATCTATGATGTTTTGAATAGTGTAGTAACTGCGGGGGGGAATCATCCGCTAGGAGGATTGGCCGTAAAGGCTTTGATTTAAGTTTGTTTTCAGGATTTCTTATGAACCGTTTTTGCTCTAATGATTGGGCAAAAACGGTTTTATTTTTTCCATTAACTCTTCTAATATATTACTGTAGTAGGCATAGTATTTGAGTCTATGCTTAATCTTGGCATATCCCATTTTTACAGATCTAGGATTATAGAAATATTCTCTAGCAATTGCTCTAGGAGTCATTCCTAATTTGAAATGCAAGATATAAAAGATGAAATATCTAGCATTACTTACACTTTCTCTTGTCTGCTTATTGATAATATCTTGTTGCGTAACTCCAAAGTATTTAGCTACTTCATATTCTATATTATCAATTAATTCTCTTTGTTTTTCGTCTAACTCCATGAGTGAAATAAAGTTTTCACAAATGTATGAAAACATTCACTATTATCAAAATATATTCAAGAATATTTCAAATATCTTGAGTTCAACTTATAAATGCAACTTTTTGGGTGCGGATAATAAGCAATAAAAACATTTATTTTTCAGAGAGGAAAGAG